ACATCAAATTCAGTTACATTAGATTTATAATATAAATCATAGGTGACATCATATGGTCTACCATATGTTATATCATTAGTAGTAAAATTAATATAGTCATTAGAACCAACAGTATCTTTTTCTATTCCAGTAATCTTCAGGCGCCGTTGCATGGCATAATTTGTTGGTTGGAAAAAATTAGCATCTTCGTAATATTTAATATGTATAACTCCTCTTTTATCAGAGTTCACTCTAGTATTAGTATTATTACTACGAGTCTGATAATAATATAAAGTTCTTGGCGTAGTGTTATCTACTGTTATTTGTGTACTAGTTCTTTTACCACTATTCACTGTATACGCAATACCCGTATCATATACTCCATCATCCTTATCACGAATGCCTATGTGATGATAAAAATCACTGTCTTCATAGGCGTTAGGATTTCCATATGTCAAAGTATACGTGTTACCTCTATACAAAGTAAGAGTGTTGGTGCCTTCTAAAACATTCTGTGAGTTAGAATTGGCTACCAGTGTACCATCACTTTGTATATTAATAGTAATCTCTAGTGAACTTGGAAATATTGTTAACTCATTGTTTTGTATATTTATACTATCTGACCCCGGGGTGGCATCAGGTCTTAGAGTATTACCATCACCATGTATGTTTGGTATTACAAGTTCGTATACTATTTTTTCATATGTTTGTTGGTTTGACGTACGATAGTTAGTAATAGCGTTGTTATTCTCATCATAACCGACACCTCTAGTATTGTCAACATGATCCTTAATTATTAAACCATAGGTCGCTGAACTATTTGTTATTTCAAATCTATATGTATATCCTCTAAAAAAGGTTAAAAAAAGCTCAAGAGGGTAGTGTGTAGGATTGCCAGGTATTAGTTTTTTCCAGGATGTACCCTCTAAGAATACATCTTTTATAGTAAGATTTGGTATGATATTTATTGTTCCTTCGAAATCCGCAGAACCATCTTCTGTTGTACCACTATACGCTTTCGTATAATAAAGGGTTGATTGTGTGGTTTCATCAACAACTAGGGTTACACTAGTAGAACCAGTCGAGTCCATAGGATTAGTAATTCTGAGATATTCCGCACCTTCAATATCATTTTTAGAATAAAAAAGAAGTGCCATGCTAGATGGTTTCTCAAATGTATATGTATTTTCTCTATATAATGTTAGAGTTGGATTTTGTTCATCATCAATCATGACAGAATTTAGTATATTTACTTCAATTACTCTAAATTGGTTTGTAGTCGAACCGTTTCTATGAATATAAAAGGGGTTTGGGGTATCACGTGATATTGTAATTATTGCATCGTTAGCACTATATGTTATACCACTTCCTGTCTCCTCCAATATATGGGTCCCGTCGACAGCCGAGGCATTTGTATAAAATTTAATAAATGACACACCAGTAAATGTATATGTATAGCCCATATGTAATGTGATCCTACCATATTTTGTACCATTAAGCATGAATATTTCAGGAGGTCCAGCAGTACTCGTTAGAGTCATATTCAAAGTAGTGTCTCCTGAAGTACTATCTATTTCAGTACTTGTTGTCGATAGAACACCATTGTCATCACATTCAAAACCTGTAATATTACGAGTATTTAAACTGACAGTAAAATTATTATTATCTGTAGCAAGATAATCATGCATATTTTCCGCAAATGATATTAACTCATTATCAGAAGGACGACCGTTGTTAATTGATAAAGCACCACCAGCATTATGAAAGTATTGATTAATATTATAATATGGATGTGCTGTATCTAATGAACTTGGATTATGACTAAAATTTGTTAGTAATTCATTTATATTTCTATGTCTCTTATTATTATTATCAAATGTTGCATAAGTGTTTGTTATACGACGTACTTTAATTGTAGGTAATGCAAATCCATCAGTGCCAGCTTCATATACTTCATATAATAATCCAACAAATGTAGCTTCATTTGAATTGAATGGTTTTACGTATACTAATTTTAAGCTCTGGTCATTATAACCACCTGCATCACTTGTAGCATCATTAGGAACAGTATTTTTGAAAAATGTTACAATTTGATTAGCAGTAATATTAGAATCAGCAGTATTATGTGTGTTAAATTGTATGTAATAATAATGATTGGTTGTCAAAACACTATCAGCATAGTGAGTGTCTGATGCTGAAGTGACTACTGTTCCTTGAATAGCACCTCTAATAGAAGTTGGATTACTTGTTAAAAATGACTCTTGTGCTTTCTTTACATTTATATCTATCAAATCTTGATTCATGCCATTAAATTGGACACTATCTATGAGACCACTAGCATTTACTTTAAATATAGAACCACTAGAATCGTCAGTATTAGTAATCTCATACTTTATTATATCTAATCCACAATTATTATCTATGACTACATGTTTTCCCGTATATGATCTTGCTGGTCTTATTTCTTCTATATTTGTAAAATTTGTTATCTGTGCATCTGAAATATGCTTATTTACAAACACTATTTCACCAGGTTCATTATCATTTTTCTTTGTTGCTAATGTTCCTACATTAAAATTTTCTAAATTTTTTACTACACCTTGATATAAATTATCACCTTGTGCACCCATTTGTTATATAATATAATTGAATTTAATTGAACCAAAATTACACCAAACTAAGTAAATGTAAATCTAGCTAGAATATTAACAATATGATCATTTTGATGACCTTCTATATCTCCATTATTCTTAATCTTAAAATATTCATTATCACTTGTAGTCTTTGCAATAAAGAAATGAGAAAATTCAGGATTGCCTACATTCTCAGCAGGAATTATTATCCTATGAACTCCACTATGCACCTTTGCATAATTATCACTTGTAACTATTGTATTCAATTCTTGATCATAAGTATCATCACTATTAGAAAGAAGAGGTGTACTATCACTTATAGTTCTAAAAAATTCTTTATTACTAGGATTTTTACAAGCAAGTATACCAACTATATCATCATTTGTATCACTATTTGTATCATCATAAAACCTTGCAAACCACCCATCATATTGTGTTGTCATTTATATATTCTAAACAATAAAATTATTATTACAAATCTGCTGCAGATTTTTTTGCATCAATATCTGTTTGATGTTTATTTATTTGTGTATTATTTACATTTCCAGATGATTCTATTGAACACAAAGAGGAATTAGTATAAGTTCCTGAAGTATTAGTACTCTCGTTACATTCTAAAGGGTGTCCATCTTCATAGTCGTAACCGTGTGAATTAAATTGTAAATGTAAATGAATTTTATGTTGAGCAGATAGAAATTCACCTGCTTCATGTAGATATTCATTAATGGAAGCTAAATCCTGTGTTGTTGGCTTACTGTCTTGCATATTTAATAATGCTACAAAATTATGACGTCCTGAATTATTATTATTTCTTTTTTTTGCATAGTATTCACCAAAATATCCACTATGTGATGCATCTTGTCCATTTTTATGCCATCCAGCAGCTGACATTATATACTTTTATATACATATTTTCTTCACACAAATCTAATCGCAATTTACTATTATTTTATCATCACTTAAAGACAGTAGTTTCTTATATATAAACTATGGAGTTCCATAACAATTTGAACGCTTTTATCAAACTGCAGCTCAAAACAGGCGAAGATATAATTGATAATGTTGTTGATGACCTCTGTGAACTCTTTGAACAAACATTGAAATCTGAAGAACTTAAGAAAACTATGAAAAAAAAGTATCTTGATACTTCATATACAAAAGTCAAACCCAAAAAAGACCCAAATCGCATCAAGCGTCCCAAAACTTCCTTCTTTTTCTTCTGTGATGCTAATCGCCAAAAAGTCGTTTCTGAAAATCCTGAAAAGAATGTGGGTGAAATCGCTAAAATCCTTGGCAAAATGTGGAGAGAGCTTTCCCCTAAAGATAAAAAACCATTTATACAACTCAATGAAAAAGATATTGAACGCTATGAAGACCAAAAAACATCATATGATTCTCGTGAGTTTCATGTAAAAGAAGAGTTTGAATAAAAAATCAGGCTAAATATACAGAAAAATACAAAAATATACAATAAAAATATATAAAAATACAAAATATACAATAACAAATACAAAATTTATAAAAAAATCTATTTATATTATTATGAAATTCATAATTTTGATTGGATCATTTGCTCTTGTTCAATGTGCTCAATATTATGGTCTTTTTGACAACTGCAATCACAATGATCCTGATAGTTTATGTCATACTTGTGCAGGTTACATCTGGTGCAATTCGACCCAAACTTGCATTCGTCCTTGGGAATTGGCTTGTGAATACTTGTAATATCATATAATGCTAAATCATGTCTCTCAATCTCCCTCTTTTGCATTTCATAATGTTTGTTCTCTGGTATATATCCCCCAGATATCGCTCTTAATACCATCCCAGCTACACAATACCCATATCCACCACCATGTATCACACTTACATTCCCTTCAGTTTGAACAAATGGTGCTATTGCGTAGTAACATTCATCATATTTTATGTCACTATACTCCAATTTCATCTCTTTTCTTACAAATTCATCCTTTTGTTTCCTATAATCTACCATATTCCCCCATTCAATCCCCTTTTTTATAAAAGATGTGTCACTCGCTACTTTTAATACATCCTCTTCCTCAAGCATCACATAAAACCCTAATCTATTCTTATATATCTCTCCAGTATTATAATCAACACTTCCCCATGTCCAATACCCTTTCTGATTATTCCTTCGTTTTAATAGTTTATAATAACTAAACTCATTCCATACACTTATCGGTTTCTTATATCTCATATTTGTCTCCACATATTTAGAGCTATTCCCTATGCACATGATGCACCTGTCACATATAATGCTCCTCTCAATCATCGATTCGTCATAATATTCCACATTTGCACTCTTTTTATTCACCATTATCCCATTCACATGTCCTTTTACCATTATCACTCCACAATTCTTTGCAATTTTCTTTAAGTTCTTTACAATCTCTTTTATTTTGTAAATACCTGTTCCTTCGACCACAGTATACTCATCTATTTGTGCAGAACTTCTAAATGTTTTACAAGGACTCATATCATCTAATATTCTCAGCAATTCTTTATGGTTTTTTGAAAACATATATTCAACCTCTTCATGAAACTTATGTGTTATTTCCCCACTAATAATATCACCTCTTACTCCAATATCCCTCCAATATTTCCATCCTTCTAATACCATCTCCTCTAATTCCTCCTCTAAATTCACCGTTCTTAATCCTCTCGTTTTCCCATTATTACTCGCCTCCTTATATTCATCAAACCCACTTATGCAATATACAATCTCATACATCTCTCTTAATCTTATCGCTGCTGTTAATCCCCCTATCGACCCTCCAATCGCAATTCCTACTTTATACCTCATTATACTCTTCTTTATATATAATTTTATATCAAGTACCCAACGGTACTCCGCCACTATTCATAACATAAACATTTTCTGTATTTTGGTTAGGATAATGCTTCTTAAATAAGTTACGTGCGTGTTCACCGATACCCCATGTATATCTGTTGCTGCCATTAATTTCTTCAGAGGAGCCGTTACGCTGTGATGAATAACCGCTATTATTACGTCGCTTTTGTCCTTTTTCAAAATTAATAACACCACTATTTCTGTTTTTTCCTGTAATTATGTCCATTATAACTCTAGCGTCATCACTGCTATGATATTGCTGTAATAATTGGTTAATAGTAGGCTTGTTTTTTTGGTTTAGTGTCTGCTGTACATATTTGGCATTTTCCGGTTTATGCGTAGCGGCCTTCATCTTTAGCTCTTCTCTACGAACTGCCAATACACTATATGCTAATTGTCTCTTTATATTATTATGTTTTTCTCCTAGTTCTCTAATAGACTCTCTATAACGGCTAACATTACCGTTTTTTGCTGCTCTGTAAACTGGTCCTAATGCGTTACTTAGCTCAACGGCTTTTTTAGTATAGGATTCTTGTTCATATCCAGTCCATTGAGGCATACTTTATATAATACATCAATTTTTTTTCGAGTTCTCAAAACTTTTTTTTTTCACACACTCAATCTCGTCCCCCTTCTTTTGCATTTCATTCACCTACTTAAGGTTTTCCTTTCTTCTTGTTTGGACTTTGTTTATTTTATAACTTAAAGAATATTCAATTATATTATTAATTTATAAACTCATGATTAAAGTTAAATTAATTGTTAATGAGATTACACAAACTATAAATGTTTCATTATTTTCAGAGTATAATCTGTACTATGATTTACCAATTGATTTACAAAAAAGAATAGATGATCATTTATATATCCTTAATATGGATGATGTTATAGATCAGATGTATTGCTATCATATAACGTTAGATATACGTCAAATCTTGGATAAACTTCACTCTTACATATATTTGAAAGAAATGGACCGACTTATGTTAGAGGATATTGGTTATAATGTAGACTCCCCACAAGATAGAGCCTATTTACAAACACTGGGTTTTCATGTTAAAACAGACACTATATTATCCCTAATAACAAACAGTCAAATATATCAGGATTTACCTACTCAAGTTAAAACTACTATAGAAGATTGTATCAATACTAATACACCACATAACGCTTTGTATAAAATTGAAAACTTTGCTAACAATTTAGTTAGTTTATAATACCATTCTATCTAACATAGTCCTCAATTCATCTACTTCATTACAACTCAATTTGTCAAGATTATTTATATCTAATATATTTTCAAACTTTTTCAATTTTTTCCTTGCTTTTTTTGATGTAGGTATCATCTTTATAACCTCTAATAACGCCACGATTTCCGCTCTGTCCATCTCCTCATGTTGTTGAGTACTAAATTGTTTCGTATATACTTTTACCGCTCTTCTCACTCTCTTATCTAATGGATTCCTTACAAAATACTCAAATAAATTCATTCTAGTCTTATTCCTAACCTTCTTAGGCTGCTTTCCCACTCTAATTAAGTTATTTATACGTATCACACTGTATTCATACATATATATATAACATAGCTAAAAATTTAAGTTATTCTTCCATGTAACGCAGACATTTAGTAAATTTCTCTATCTCTTTGTTCATTTTACAATAAATAAACCTGATTATTATTCATCTCATTATTAATATAAGAACGAATTACATTAATTATTTTATTTGGATCTGTTACTATGTTCATGTATCTTTGGATTCCACCATAAACTGGAGACCACCATTTAGGAAATACAGAATGATTATCACAAAGCATAGCATGAATTTTACATGACGTAATTGATAAACCAGGAAAATAATAATATGGATGCCATTCTTCATGAACACATTCAATAATTAGCGCATTTACAGGTGCAAATGGAATACTACAAAGTTGTGCACCATGTGGAGATATAATAATATTATGATTGTTGAAAAATGAAATCTGATCACAAAACGAAGCTTCTTCAAAATATGTCATTTCAACAGTAATTCCAAATACTTCCTTTATTTTTTCACAAATTTCTTTAGAATTGAGTAATATCCTATTATATTTTCTATTAACTAATCCAATTTTAAATTTATTATCATTTGTTTGAGGCAAAAATTTTGTTCTAATAATATCAGCAGTTGTTCTGTTCTGAAACCATGACAAAATTTCACCTTCAAATATTTCATTATTAATTAAAAATTTGCTTTGTTCTTTTAATTTATCATGATCAAAAACATATTCTTTTGTTGGACAGCATTCAATCATTCTTTCCGGTATAAAAATAAAATTCTTAAATGTATTCAACAAAACCCCCAAATATGCATCAACATATCTAGATTTATAATCTTGATTTGGTTCAATAACAACAACAAAACTTGATTCATTTCCAATAATTATTTCAGATAAATTATAGAAATATTCCATAGTATGTACAAAATGAGGAAATCCAAAACATTCATCTTTTGATGATATTTTAACAATAGAATTATTACTATTTATAAATTCTACAATTCTTTTAAAATAAGAAGACATAATTTATATTCATTTTTATTTCTTAAATATTTTTATAATATATGATGATCAGGACTTTGTTAGTGATTCAAAAGAAAGGTCTTTAAGTATACAAAAACTTCGAAAACAACAATTTGAAAAAATGATTGCTAATATTATATAATGATTAAGACAAATATAAATAATAAAAGGGAAGAGATACAAAAGCTGGTTGAAAATTATATAAAAGAACCAAACTTACCTCCTATTATTAAAGATTTACCATTTAATCTACAGGGACATATATGGGCAATCAAATTTAAATATAATACATTAACTAGTAAACTAAAGCCTAAGATTTCTGACATTGCTACTATGCGTAGCTATAATGTTTTAAGCCTATTTACTTTCCAAAGAAAAATTAATCTTTGGTTCGTCAACAATATTCAGAAGTTAATAACCTTCGTACTAAAACGTAAAATGGATCCCAATATCAAAGGTGATAATCATGGATATACACTATTACATATTATATGTATTATGTATGATAAAAAATACAATAATAATAGTAGACATGAAATACCATATAACCAAAATAGAAATAAAACGAGAACAAAAAGTAAAGATATGTTTCAAACATACCTTAATGCTTTATTGACAGCAGGTGCAAACCTTGATATCAAAGAAAAAAATAATGAAGATACACCATTACATATTGCATGTCGTGATAAGTCAATAAAACCCATAGAACTTTTATTAGAAAAAGGTGCAGATCCCAATATTAAAAATAAAGATGGAGATACACCATTACATATTGCATGTCGTAATAACTTTCAATCAATACACATAGAACTTTTATTAGGAAAAGGTGCAGATCCCAATATTAAAAATAAAGCTGAAGATACACCATTAGATGTGGTATGCAAGTCATTGAATAATCCATCTTCTGTGATAAGACTACTAATTATATATGGCGCTCGTCATACTAGTTGTCCTAAAGAAAAATATCAACATATTATCAAACAAATAAATACTAATGTACATAGTAAACAACTCAACGAACTGAAGTCATTAAATTTAAGCAAAGAGATATTGAATGTCTTAGAGTTATGGAAAAACAACAACAAAAATAGTAACTTAAAAAATATTCCAAAAAATAAATACAGAATTTTACAACGTGAAGAAAGAAACATAATTGAAAATTTAATCAAACAAATGAACTTATCTAAAAAATAATAAAATATAATATAATGAAAATAAAACTATTTTCTCCACTCGTATTTGTTACTAGAAAACTTATTGGTGAAAGTAAATTCATTATGGCCAGAAGTTGGGGTATTAAAAATCATATAAAAGTTATCAATTTGTTTTGCGATATTGTAAAATTATCGAAACAACAACGTCAGAGATTAATAATACTTGCAAAAAAAAATGGAAAAGCTTCCGGATTGTGCGATTAAGTATCAGCATTAACTCTCATTCTCATAAACGCAGGGTGTCTTGGTATACCCTTTCCAGTTAATCCCTTATACCCAAATGTTACTACTTTACCTACCATATTTTCCTTATTTTTCCACATTTGCTTTCTCATATTTGCTGTGAACCCTGTCCCAATTTTAAACTTTTTATCTTCATTTTTCATTAGATATACTTGCAATGCGCCCATACTTCCAGCATCTTTTCCTTTGCCCTCAATCATACCTTCTATAACTGCTTCTGCATCATCCGTCTTTTTCACTTTTAATAAATCCTTTGTTCTTTTTTGCACATACATACTATTCTCTTTTCTCAACATAATCCCTTCTCCACCTTTTTCAATTACTTTTTCAAACTTCTCCATCATGTCCTTTTTTGACTTTACAATACTATGTTTTACTGTTACAAATGGACATTCCCCATTTACATCCTTCATACATTGTTTACATTGTTTATTAATAACCTTCTTCAATTCTTCATATCTTTCAATGAATTCAGCTTTCACCATTGGCATATCAAATACATAATATTTTACCTTCTTCCATTCCTTATTTATAGGCTCTTTCTTTGATACAATACTATGCGTCTCTTCAAACATCCCTCGTCCTAAATATAATTCGCCATCTAATGCTACATCCTTTGGAAACCATTTTGTAAACCATTCTGGCGCTTGTATTACTTTGTTTGTTCTTGATACTAATTTAACACCATCCCATATTGCGCGTATACCATCAAATTTCTCTGACATATAATATCCAGTTGGATCTGTGTTTTTATATGTGTCCGCTAATAATACTCCTTTTGATACATTAAATACTCCTTTTACTACATTTTCTGGAAATAACCTTTCACAAATATCCTTCTTTGTTCCAGATTCATTCACACCTTTTTCTTTTGCAAATTCCCTTACCATATGTACAGAATAACCACCCATTCCAATTCCTTTCAAACAATCTATTTTATTTTTTATTGCTTTTACAGATGCTACTTTACTATTTTTTATAGACGCTACTTTAATTGCTTTCACTTCAGGCATCTTAAATTTCCCTTCAACGCGTTCTTCTGGTTGATGATATTCAATCCCTAAAAACTTGAATATGTCCTTCTCATTCTTAAATTCATTTTCCACATTTTTTCCATCAATATGTTTTATCCCATGTTCATTCAATGTATACCCCTTCTTTCGCGCATATCCCCTCATTGCTTCATTAAATTCTTTCGAACCAGTGAAATATAAGAGTGCAAATGGATATTCTTCTTTATCAATATACATCAAATCCATACGCCGTATATTCCTCTTTATTTTTGCCATTCCCATCCATTTTGTTCTCCCACTACTAAAACTATCCTTCAATATCCCTTCTTTTTTTAACACATCAACTAACACTTTTAATTTATTTTTCCCTGTCATCAATATATCAATATCTCCACTATATTCCGCATTTCTTCTATATGAACCACTAATTACAAATTCTATTTCCAGTTCACTCATAATTGGCTTTATTTTTTTCTCAAATTCCTTAATCTCTTCATTTGGTATCCTTTTTGTTTTCAGTGTTTTCGAGTTTATCAAATCATTATAATAATTTAAACCTAATTTCTGTCCTCTTGTTAATAAATCTCTCTTATTCTTTAACCCCTCAATATTCTTTATTTTATGTTCTTCCATAAGCTTTTTTGCTTTTACAGGACCAATATGTGGCACAGATGTTAATATCTTTATTATTTCAACTTTTGGATCCTTTTTAATCCTCTCCAATTCCTCTATCTTACCTGTTTCAAACATCTCCTTCACTTTTGATAAAATCTTTTTCGGATCTTTGAATCTTGTCTTTAGCGCATCCTCCACATCATCAAATGTATTTATATTTTTATTATACCCTCTTATCGCCTCCACTGCTCTTCTATACATCACTCCTTTAAATACTTCTCCTTTCATTTTCCCCACTTTTTCTAATTCTTCTAATGCGTTTATTATCTGTTTTCTCATTATTTATAATGTATAATTATATTAAATAACATTATGCAAATATGGCATTTTCCAAAATGTATGAAAATTAATTAGGAAAAAAATAATAATTATTTGCTACTTTATAATGAACTACTTGCATGTTCTCAAAACTTGGAACAGTGATTTAAAAACTTGCAAAAAGAGATTTGTAAAAAGCGACCCTGATTCCATCTCTTTAGAAGACTTAAAAAAAATCGCCACAATTTACGGTATAAGAACAAGCCGTTCAACCAAAACTGACTTATGTGTACGTTTGAAAGAACTCGCCGATTCAATCAACACTTTACGTTTCCCTGATGATGCATCCACACAACATTACATATCGTATTGGATGACCAAAGTAAAAAAACGATTCACCAATCACAATAATCGCGAAAACTTTATTAAACAATTTGCACCACAATTTAAAGCCAAAACAGAGACTTTAGGTGTACACGCTTTGGAACAAATGCTCGAAAAATTAAGTCCATACGAATACAGACGAATTAAAAATGTAAATAACAATTTCGACTATTACAATTTACTTAAAGTAACAATCGGTTCTTACTTGGTTAAGTACCGAGCATATAAACTTTTACTCCGCAAATTAAAAGAAATTGCCTACGCAAGAAGAAACAATTATAACATCGAACCTAATAATCCATTATCTCAATTATTACCATTCATGCAATACATGGTTGTCAATTTTCAAACAACCGGAAGATTAGAAGATTATGAAAGCGAATTTCTTCGTTTATCCGCATATATAACAAACGTTCCAAATTACAATCGAATCTTTCAACAAGCATTACAAAACTACCAAAACTATATGATTCAACGACACTTTAATAACGACCCTGCCGCAAATGGCTTACAAGTAAACCCAAACTACTCTTTCGCAACCAACTCAAAAACTTATCATATCATGGATCTGAAATGCCCATTAAGCCTAGAAGAACCAGACTTTGATGATATGGTCTTCATTAAACCTGATGTAAAAGACAACTCAAAAATCATGAATGTATATGACCTCAACTACCTCATTAGAGCCTTAGAAGAAAAAAATAAATCACCAATTACTCGAAAAAAAATAAATAACTGGTCTCAAATATTACGAGTAAATAAAAAGAGCTATGATTTAAAAAAATTACACGACAATACTTTGGAAGACATTAACTATTTACAAAATATCCATAAAACTCAAATATTGCAAAGATTAAAGAAATATATTGAAAATATATATACCTTAAAAAACAAACAAACATCACGAAATGTTAATGTATGTCATGGTAAAAATAACAAAAATATAACAAGTATACGAGGCGTATGTATGCAATGGGTTAGCATTTTAAGAGAATATATAGACAATTCAAACAATACATTGGCAAATAACATACTAGACAATCTAAATAGAATTCAACTAATCAGAATGGCAACAAGCAAAGGAGTCCCACCAGTTGAATCTCGTAATATGAACAAAAAGGAACTAAAAAATGTTTTAAAGTCTTTGAAAGCTAACGCAAATAACTTACCAAATAATGTAACCAGAGGAGACCTAATAAAAATGGCAACAAAAAAAGGAATTCCACCAGAACAATCTCGTAATAAAAACAAAAACGAATTAAAAAAACTTTTAGGGTCTTCACGGAGCAAAGTAAGTAAACTAAAAAAATTAGATGAATTAAAACCTGTATGTATAGAAGCCCTTTGCAAATCTATACAAAACTTTATAAATACCAACAAAAACCAAAAGGTTTTCAACTTTAATAAAAAACTCAATAAATCAGCAAGCATAACTGCAGCAATAACCTTTTTAACAAATGTCTACCAATCTAAAAATACAAACATGAAGGAAATAGGAGCCGATATTTTCACTAAATTAATGACACTAGTTGGCAGGAAAAAGGCTAGCGACGGAGAAATCAAAGCAGCAAATATAGTTTTGTACCTATATGAATTCGGAGAATACTTGGAAATAAAAGGAAAAAGCCTACGTTCAGAAATGATATTAACACCTCCAATGCAAATTCCCAAAAACGACCCAAATATCAACATTAATCAATTTGTAAATGTTAACAAATTAAATAATAATATGGTAAAAGTAACACATCTTAAGCCATTATGATTATGATCATTTTCAGCACATAAAACCATTTATTATCATTACATCATCAATATTTTCATTCACTATTTTCTTCTATACATCACTCCTTTAAATACTTCTCCTTTCATTTTCCCTACTTTTTCTAATTCTTCTAATGCGTTTATTATCTGTTTTCTCATTATGCAAATATGGCATTGTCCAAAATGTAGGAAAGTAATAATTGAAAGTTCTTATCAGGCACTTAATCATATTAAATATTGTAAATTATCACTTTGAGACAATTATATTTTCATTTATCATCATCTCAATTAATTTAGAGGTCATTGCTGATATTACTTTTCCTTCTATAATATTCTTTGTCTTCCAATAAGAATTCATCCAAAACGATTCCAACTTGAATTGTTCCATCACTTCACTTTCTTTATCTATCTGTATATATACATACTGATTTGTTCGTCTTATTCTATCATTATCACCAACATATCCTTCATATCTCACAAAACTATTTATCTTTATATATGGTAAATCCTTATCATTTATTTGTTTTGTAAATGGTATGCTAAAAAATCCTCCCCAATCATCATGAATATATTCTAAATATATGTGCTCCTCATTCATACTTACTCTTGCCGTTCCAATAAATTCATCATTTATAATCTCATCCATTATAACTACTATCCATAATTTATTTTCTTTATCCATTTTCTTTAAGTAGTTAAAAATTAAAATATTTCTTACTTTATAATGCATACTTCTTCATGTTTAGAATGTGGTCCTCATTCTGACGTTTACACTGATGAATCTTCCAAAACCCTCTGGCAAAAGATCGCTCGTTTTTTACCATCTTCTCCTCAAGTATCCGTCGTTTTAAATTCACTTACATTAGCCGCAATTTTTTACTCAAGCTTTTATCCATCCATTAAATCTGATTAATCTCATTTTATATACCCACTGTCTATTCTTACAGAATAAATCCTTGAAAACATTCCATTACTTTTCACATATCTATAATGCACATGTGGTACTAACGTCTCATCTTTATATGGTACATCATACGATTGCGGTCCTCTAACAATAAATTCTACATATCCCGTCTCATCTGATGTCGCTACACCCGCATTTGTATAATCTTTGTATGCCTCCCATGCCATCACCGTCACATCACAACGATCATAACACGGTTCCGCTGCCCAATATACTACTTTTGTGTTTGGCGGTATTTTTACATTTACCATTGTGTCCGCATCATTTGGCATTACTTTTGGCGCTAATAACCCATTTGGAAATACACAGTCCCCTAAAAATGGCAAGTAATAATCTCTATCAAACGCCAACATACATGTCACAATCGCAATCCCCATAAATATAACCCTTGTTGATATACTCCCCATTAATTTTGCTATTATATTCACATTAAATATCGCATTTAACCCATGTATTATACCACCTAATACTACAATACATCTCATAATTTTTTCTTTGTATTTCTCATTATATTCATCCATATTACTATAACTCTACATATTATTATAACAATATACTCCTACTTTACTCTTCCCTGTTCCTACTTCACGTCCTTTCACTTTCCTTATCGCCTTCTCTTTTCTTAATGTTAACATTGCCCATTTCACTGCTTTTCTTTTAATTTTTAATTCTTCTGCTATTCTTCTGTTTGCTAAATTTATATTCACCCTTTTTTCAAAATATCCCTTCACATTCTCATATATATCCATTATATACTACAGTTACTTATTTGTTTAAGCATTTGCTATTCTCTTTGTAAAATTTTTCCAGACTTCTTATTACTACCTTTTCCATATTCTTATTCTGTACGTTCTTTTGATATCTCATCATCCCTCTTTGCATTACATATTCTAGTATAATCACTATTATTAACGTCATCATAAAAATTCTATCAAATTTCATCATTCCTATCTCAATATCTTCACCATTTAAAAATTTACTAAATTCATCATTACTTTTGCTCTTTTTTATGTATTTCAATATTGTCATTACTATAAATGACATACCCATTACAATCACAAATGATAACATTGGTTGCATCCCACTCATCATTAATTGCTTCAAACCTGGTATTGGTATTCTATTTATTATCATTGGCATAATCCCTATAACTACTAAACTCTCAATCTCACTACTTACTAAGTTAAAATTCAAGTAATTCATCAATCCATATATTACCATCGTAATTACAAAATATAATATAGAACGTATTGCTATTTCCATATATATTATCAAAATATTTAAAGTTTCATTGCATTATTTTTTATATGAATACCAATCCTCCTATTAATAAATTTAATTATAAATCTTTACATTTATCACTTAAACGCTTACAAAGCTTCTGTGCATACTTAGCACGACAACAATCTCGTCAAGAATTTTCTTTGCAACATCTCACAACTTATACTAAACCTTTCTATTTTTATGTAATTTACTTTTTGATATTCTTCTCCTTTTTACATTCATTTTTTATAATTTATTTTTTATCCACTACTAATAATAATAATAATGCATGTACTATTACACATTGAAAAAATATTCAAATTCCTCCCCATTTATCATGTAGGTGTCACTTACCAATATGGCCCTTTTAAACGTCGCTTTGATTTTCATCCTAAACGTCTTAATATCCCTATTCAAGGTCAACGTAAAACATTGAATCTAGGTCGTTCTAAACGCAATCCTTTACAAATTTTACATCACGAAAAACAGATTAAAAAAAACTATTTCCTCACTCAAAACGATTGTCGTCATTATACTGATGATTTGCTCAATTATTCTTTAGATTCTCCCCCTGATGTTATCAACTTATCATCATTACATTCTATTTATTCTACTATTGATTCTAATGATATTTTTACTTGAATTTCTTTTTCGTGTTGTATATATTTCACTTTTCTCTAGCTATTATTATGTCTATCTTACTCTTCGGTGCTTCAACTCATTTATCTCAAACTAAATTAATCCCTCGTATTTTAAGAAGTGGTTTCCGAAAAACTTTTTATGTCACTACCATTCCCAAACCCAATTCCAATTGGTTTACACCTAACGATTTATTACCTTTAACTGACGTTACTTATTTCTCATTCAATAACAATACACTTTCCAATATGCTTCCCAAAATTAACCCTTCTACTTCCTTATTCATTGACACTCACATAGACCCCTCTAGTGATTTTGAATCATTCTTTCAAACCATCGAATATTATTGTCCAGTTAATACTCATTTCGTTAACAACCTATTATTCGATTATATACCCAACCTTCCCTTATTTTTCATTGACCCAATAAATATTACCGAAATATCATTATCTATTTCTAACCCTTCTCTTGATAAACATCTTATACCTAATCTCATCATGGTTATATCCCAAATGTTCTCCATCTCCTGTAATATTCCTCGCAAATCTTTACTCAATTCTATATACCCTTTTTCTTCTGATAATTTCTACACTAACTCAACATATACTTATTGTCATACAGATATTCAATTATCAGAATCATCACATCCTTTGCAACTCAAATTCCTCATTAACCATATATCTTCTAACATTTATACTATTAATATCCTCACCTCTGACAATTATACTCATCAATTTCAAATTCATCCTCATTCTTTATACCAATTATACTATAATGATATCCTCATTAATAATCAATCATTACCTTCTTTTGATTCTTATCTTAATATACTAGAATCTGCACTCAATAATAACCTATCAAACTTCCTATCTAAATCCGAAATATTACAATCTTGGAATATAACAAAAAATTTGTTTGATTCTTAAATCGTATTTAATAATAACGTACTTACCTCAATCTTATTCTTTAATAACTCTTTTATTAATATTAACAACTTATTATCTTCAGTTTCCATATATTCTTTTAACATATCTTCCTCCATTTTTGATAGTTTTTTTGTATGTTCTATATACTTCTTTATACCCACAACTTTATTTTCTTTTTTTACCATTATCCCTTTCATCGATATCCCATAGTCTATTGTTAGCCTTGTGTTTCTTGATAATGGTACACTACTTATTATTGTACATACACAATATATAGGATATTGTAATAAATCTTTCAAATAATATGTTAATTTCGATCTCCTATATGGAATCATTACTCTCTTGTTTTTACTCTGAATTGCTAATATACATTGTCTCAAACATAACAAACTTATATTTATAAATGCAGAATCTGCATCTACCCTCGATTCATTACCCGCTAAATCTACAAAACAATACTGTTTATTCTTCAACTTTACAATAATAATCATATGTGATCTTGATGATGCATTATTATATATCGTACTCCTTTTCGATCTTTGTCTTGTTATACTATTATATATCGCTTTAAACTCATCTTTTGTATATACATCCATCCATCTTGTTTCTACCATTTTCTGTCTTTTTGGTATCAGTGTATACATCTCATTATTATATATTTCTACTCCTGATATCCATAATGGAAATCTTAAATTGTTTATCATCATTAACTCCATTAACTTTCTTATTGTATATGTCTTTCCTGAATTCGTTTCCCCATATGTCAAAATCATAAAACTTTTCTCCTTTTCTATAAAATTATACAATTCCTCATCTTTTGTCGTCACTAAATCACTCTTTGCTTTCAAATATCCATTCATCTCATTCGGTATTACATTCTTCGATTTAATTATCAATTTTGCCATACATTCTTACATACATTTTGTTCTCATTGGACGTAGAGGTACCGATACATTCCCCCCCATAAATTGCTTTGCATATTTTGCATACTCATTATTCTTGTTTATATTTGCCTCATATTTTACTTGTGCTTTAGCTATTTTTAATTGTTTTTCTCTAAACATTTCCATATATTGATTTTTGTGCTGTTTCTCCATGAAACTCATTAGAGATTCCCTCAACCCTGTTGGTTTAGACATACCCTTTCTTTTCTTTAAAATCATTGTAATGCGTTCTTCACTATTTTTTTTTGGACATTTACATTTTTTCTTTTGTTTATATTTATATCCCTTCAAAACTCTTCCTGAGGATGATGATTTTTTAGATCCTGACGATGATTTTTTAGATCTTGACGATGATGACCTTTTAGATCCTGCTGATGACCTTTTAGATCCTGCTGATGATGACCTTTTAGATCCTGCTGATGATGACCCTGATGACACTGATGGTATTGACATACTTGGAGATTTACTTCTGGATGATCTAGATGAGCCTGAATTACTACTACTCATTATAATAATATATATTATTATTATTATCAATTTTTTTACTATTAATTTTATTCATTATAACATGCATATTTCAATCCATTTGCCTTCTCATATTTACAAATATATGTTCCAATTTTGTGACGCACTTGTGTTTTCATTTCAAGAATTAGGACACACTTGTACTATTAATCTTAACTATCGTTATCAAAAATCAGATTTATTAATCATTATGTTCTTAGCTTGCCCTATACCTAAACAATTCATATTAGACATTAAAACTAATAACTCTAGTTACATTTTTTATATGACCGAACCTATGAATTTACCAAACTCATTTAGATTCTATAAAATTAGATTACTACAACGCATTAAATTACTCAAACCCCTTGCCATTTGGACTTATAGTAAATACAATATTCATATCCTTAATTCTTTCCCTTGCATTCGTAATCATCACATTAAGATTCATTACGTCCCTCCTGCTTATTCTCCTGTTTATGATTATAACCTTTCTTCTAATCCTCTTATGTACGCTTCTATCGCTACTAAAGGATTTTATGATCAACGTTTTGAACAACTTGCCATTTTGTTTCCTTCCATTACTAATCTTTCATGTTGGACTCATTCACAATGGAAAGAACAAGTTGATGGTTATACTATCATCAATGTTCATAAAGTTCAACATAATGCCCCTTTAGAACTTTTCCGTATCGCACCTTTACTCTCTAGTGGTATATCCGTTGTCTCAGAAAAATCCTTTATTGATGATGAAACCCTTTACAACAATTTCATTTATTTCCTTAATGATAACACTCCTTTTGATAGTAATAAAATTATTCCAGTTGATAAAGAATTATATAAAAACACTTTCAATATGACTTCTATCATTCAAGATTCACTTGCTTCTTTACCTTGGAAAAAAAAGTAATTACATCTGATACAATGTGCCGGTTGTGTATTCTTCATTATCACATGTACATTCTTCCTTGGATCAATCATTTTACCTACAATACTCACTATATCTCTATTAAATACCCTATTCATACATAATATCGACATCTTATACCCTTTCATATTCTCATTGAATATCCTATAACACTTTATACTTCTTAATGAATACTCTGACGGATCTTCATCCCCATATACTAATACCCTCTCTTTCGGTATAATCATACATTACTATATTTATTTTTAACTTAAAGAACCCATCTTTTATTTATTAATACTTTACAAAATGTCATATTCTTCATTTTCTCATATCAATTATAATTCTGACAATGATATCATTTATCAATTAATTAATATCGAAAATTTTACTATACATCCAGACAAACTTCATAATATCATTTGTGAAATTCAAAATATTCATAATCTTGAAAAACCACACTTATTACTCGAATATACTAGAGCTATTTTACTTGCCGAACAATTTAACAATCTTGAATCTTCTGTTAATGATTCATCCACTGATTCAGAATTTGATTTCAATGAAACTGAATCTGAAATCGATTCAGATGATGAAGCTGAAATGGAAAATGATATGCAATTCCAAGATGAACTTGAAAAAAAAGTAAAGCCATTAGATAATTGGTTAAGTGAACATACTTACCTTCTACCCTATTTGGATGATAATTTTATTACTACTATTTACAGTCAATTACAAGATAATACTATTACACATACAGAAGCTCTTAATCATTTATTTCAACATAAACACAGCATCATATTAGAACACCCTGATTACACCCCTGATGATCTTTGGTTGCGCGAAATTAAATCCGAACAAGAAAAAACTGATTTATGTTTAAATACTATCAATTTTGAAAATTTGGTTCGCGAAATGGTTCACAATTATACTCCACATATTATTGATTTTGAACCTACTGTATTCACTATGCTACAAACCATATCTGAATCCTTTCTCATTGAAACCTTCCAGCATGCAAACATCAAAGCTATATCTGTAAATCGTCATGAAATTCAACCTAAAGATTTGCATTAATCATTCTTTTTTTCCTTTCCTTATATTATGCAATCTTTATCTATTGACCCTCGTGCTTATAAATTTATTCGTGCCCAAGCTATGAAAACTATCGCTGATGGTCTGGTTGAAATAATCACAAATTGTATTGATGCTTATAGAAAATCAGATCACTCTCATTATACTATCAATGTTTCTTCTCATTGGGATTCATCAGAACATATACAATCCCTCTCCGTTACCGATTACGCTTTAGGCATGGACTCTTCCCGTATGCAACAATGCTTTCTTCAGGTTGGTGGTTTTACTAATGAAGTAGGCTCTCGTGGTTTCTTCAGTCGTGGTGCTAAAGATATTTGCGCTCTCGGTAATGTACAATTCCATTCCATCAAAAATAAATCTTACAGTAAAGTTATCCTTACTAATGAAGCTAAAGGTGCCGTCGAAATATCTGATATCCCCATCACACCCTCCATATTATCTTCCTTAAACCTCACATCTGACATTAATACTACAATCGTTATCATCGATATCGATAACCAATATGCTTCTATTACTCAACATAAATTCTTCTCCGATTTAATTAGCCATTTTGCTTTACGTGATATTTTCTCCACTTCACACATCACCGTTAACTATACTTTATTCGAAAACACTCAACAAAAATTATCCCATCCTCTTCAATGGATTGACCCACAAGGTGAACAGATACTCGATACAGAATTCATCATAGATGGTTATGATAATATCACCGCTTCTATGCGTTTATTCAAAACTTCTAAACCCCTCTTGCGCGATATTAAACAATGCGGTCTCCTTGTTCGTTCCACCGAAAGTATCTTTTGCCATTCCTGGTTAGATATGGATATTTGGGCTGACCCTATGATCGAATACGTTTACGGTTATATACAATGCGATTATATTAAAGAACTTATGTACCAATTCGATGATAATGGCGCTAACCCCTCTAACCCTTTCCTCATATTAGACCATTCTCGCGGCGGTCTCATAGATTCTCACCCTTTCACTAAAGCACTCTTTAAATACCCCATTTTAAAACTTAAAGAAACACTTGCCGATTTAGATGAATCTGGTAGTTGCAAACGTTTAACTATGGATGATTTAACCGAATTATTAGACCAATTTGATGCATTTAAAAAAGAAGTTAAAGCCGATGTATTTGCAGAACCAACCACTCAAAAAGGTTGGCGTGATTCTCGTGCTACACAACTCTTTCAAGATATTCAACAAATGAAAAATCTCGTTGTTAAAGAATCCCAAGAAACTACACCTATTGTTACTGAATCTCGCAAAAAAGTTAGCTCCTTCAATCTCGTCTTTCGTCAACTCGATACTCGTATACGTAAACGTTACGAAATTAAAGATTCATCCAATTCTATTGACCTTGTTATTAATATGAATAACCCCATCTTCACAACACATTTTTCTAACGTTAACTCCATTAGCGATATCAAATCAACCGAAGGATTGATTATCCTCTCCGAAATCTTCATCGACGCCTTTGCAAAACTCCTCACCGATCGCGAAATAGCTTCCAATGATCACGTTAAAACTTTAGACCCTATTAGTATCCTCAAATATTCCGAAAGTATCAATCAAACTTATAAAGTCCAATTGGATCAACCCATCTATAAAATGTTCCAAAAATATTTAGATAAACTCCCTTCTCATCATACTCATCAATGTTTCCGATTACCTCGTAATCACAAAAATGTTTAATCCAATTAATTACTTAAATAATACAATAACATTGATTTATATAGAAATATGAATTACTTAAAGTATTTGTTTGGTATAACAACTGTTATCATTTATACATTATTTAATCATTGCACTTGCAAAATAATTCATAAAAATATAGATACACATTATGGATTCTCTTCAATGTTGGTTTATGCTATACCACTTTTCACATTTATAACTAACAATACTCTCACATATGAAAATTACACTCTCATTTATATCCAATCATTAATAAGTTTTTACTATAACGTCATACGTCAACAAAAAACTACTATAAAATACTGGCCTGTAATTTATACTATTGATACATCTTTTATTACTATCTTCCCTGCTAAATATTTAGCATTTCCTCCCAAATACATTTACTCAATACCATTAATCAATTTCATTATACATACTTATTTTCCTAATAGTGAATTACACTCTTGTTTATTTGCATATTCCATTTTCCATGTATTTACCGCTAAACCACATGTAATCCCATTTATACTCCCAGGAATGCTTGCTCAATCATCTTTATATATTAACACTCAATATGAAACATTGCTACATAAATATTTATGGCATTTCTCTTGTGGCGTTGCTATTTCCCAAATATCCTTTTAATTAACTACACATTATCAACCTATCTATAAAAAACATACTCATCAATGTTTCCGATTACCTCGCACTCGCAAAAGTCTATAATAATCTAATCAATTACTTAAATAATAAGAATAATATTGATTTATATGGATTATAAAAATTTGAACATCATTTTCATAGGGTTCACTTGCAGTTTATCATTATGCAAATCATTTGTATTTACACATAATATTATACTTAGAAAAATACTACAATGTTATTTCATCACAGATAGTATCAAAAATTATGATAGACTAGATATCATTTTACATCATATCATTTTCGCTACTTTTTCTCAAGTTTGTAACGTAAATGAACTATACATAAATTTATTTTTTGAATGGACTACATTGTTTTTATTGCTTTATAAAAAATATAAATATACTTCATTTAAATACATTTTTGCAATATCCTGGATCATATTGCGTTTAATATGGTCCCCATTTATTTTTTATCAAATCATAAATACTAAACAATCCATTAATGATAAATATTTATACAATACAGCAATTATTATCATTCATTCATTATTTAATCATTGGACTTGCCAAATACTTCACAAAAATATAGATACACATTATGGATTCTCTTCAATGTTGCTTTATGCTATACCACTTTTCACATTTATAACTAACAATACTCTCACATTCGAAAATTACACTCTCATTTATATCCAATCGTTAATAAGTTTTTACTATAACGTCATACGTCAACAAAAAACTACTATAAAATACTGGCCATTAATTTTAGCTATCGATACATCTTTTATTACCATTTTCTCTTCTAAATATTTAGGATTTCCTACTAAATACACTTACTCAATACCATTACTAAACTTTATCATAAAAAGCTTTTTCCCTCACAGCGAATTACACTCTTGCTTATTTGCATATTCCATTTTTCGTTTATGTATTCATAAACCATATGTAATCCCATTTATTCTCCCAGGAATGCTTGCTCAATCCTGCTTACTTATTTTTAATCGTAAATATGAAACATTGCTACATAAATATTTATGGCATTTCTCTTGTGGCGTTGCTATTTCCCAAATATCCTTTTGACCCATATTTTAAATTTTTACTAAAATATCACTTAAAAAACAAATTCGCCTTAGATTAGTGAACAGCAACACACAGCTTGTAATGTCAGATCATATTACGACAAAACATATTAATGCCAAATTATTAGGTGTATTCTATCCTACTCAGTATGGAAAAACAAATGAAGTTATAAAGCTTATACTTAAGAGAATGAAACTTGATGATACTAATGGAAAAAGTTGTCATATTATATTTACACAAAACAACTTATTATGTACTGATCAATTTGCTAAACGAATACTAAAATCATTTAAACAGACTTACGGGGAAAGTTGTGTATGTGTTTTATCTTCAGATGATAAACATAAAAATCAAAGTTATCAACATGTTAAAAATGGTTATCAATTGAATAAACTTCTAATAAATAAAAATAAACAAAAAATACGTCCATCTATAATTATTCATTGTAGTCATCCAACAAGATTTGATGACATCGTAGAAGTTATGGATACTTTGCAAAATAAGAAAGACAGCAAAAAATTTGACACTATTTTTGATAGAGCATTTATTTATTATGATGAAGCACATTTATATCTAGATAAAATATCAGAACTAAAAGAAACATGTGATGATTATTCAATTTGTAAAGGACATACATTTATAACAGCAACAAGTTCTAAACTTCAAAATACACTTTATGAAAAAATTACATTTATGCCACTTCCTGAACGACCAAATTATTGTTCTATAAAAGATGATATGAACTTTAAAATAATTGATGATTTCACACCAAAAGCACCTAAAAAAGTGGTTTCTGATTTTGTGTCTCACGTTCTAACTTCATTTCCAGATATTTTGAAAAAAGGTGCACGATGTTTCATGCCAGGAAAAAAATCAACAGATTCTCATGATGAAATCAAAACAGAAGTTTTAAAACATAACCCTAAAGCAGTTGTAATTGTCTTCAATGGCAATAATAGAAAGCTTTATTACTCTGAACACAATTCTAATCTTTTAAAGCCTGTAAAAATAGAACAAAGCACTGTAAAAGAAACAAATGAAGTGATTTCTGATATTATTCATGACAATAACCTTCAGGATCGTCCTATCATATATACAGGTTATCTTTGCATTAAAGAAGGTCTTACATTACTAAATAGTAAACTTGGTACATTCACTTCGGCTATATTTGGTCATGAATATGAACCTAAAAATAAGACATTTCCAGATACACTTTATCAACTTGCAGGAAGATTAACAGGTAATACTAAGAATTGGGAAAACTTTAACACAACAACAATCTACTGCAAATCAGAGATTAAAAGATTAATGTTATTGCAGGAATCAATCAATAAAGAAATTAATGATAAGAAAAGAAAAGCTAGTGAGTTGTCTGAATCTGAAACAAGTGTAAAAAGAATTAAATCAAACATAGTTTCCACTTAATTTTTCCCGCCAACAACTGCAGAATAACTTTAAATATTAAAAAAATCATTTCTCCAAAAATGTAAATATTTAAAATGATTTTCCCCGTATTGGGGTTGGGATATGAGCTTGATTACCTCCACGTGGTATATCCTGGATTACAACTGAATATCAAGCATTTGAAATTGCAAACTGTTAACCTTTATAATTTTCTATGTGTTAATTTACTATTTTTATTATTATACCATAATTCAACATTCTGATTATATGTTAGTCTCGGTATTAATCCAAATTCATTATTATATATTATATTGGAAAGCTTGTCAATTTGCTTTTTATTTCGTATATTTTGTATAGCCTTTAGCAAATTTTCCTTTGCCATTAACGCACTTTTTATTGATTCGTTAAACAATTTAAGTTTTATTACAATTTTTATCAATTGAGCCTTACTTAAATGATTAAAAATATTAGCTCCTGCATTTAATAAAAGTCTCACACCTTCCGTAAAATTATTACGAATTGCTATATGTAAAGGTTTTTTTCCCTCTTTATTCTTAATATTGTAATTTGCTTTTGCATTTAATAATAGTTCAAGATGTTTTATATTTTCATTATAACATGTATGATGTAATGGTGTATTTCCACCAATATCTTTAATATTCAGATTTATATCATTATGTTTTAATAAAAGTTTAATACCTACTGTAAAATTAACTTTATCACATAGAAAATGTAATGGTGTATGTCCATCAATATTTTGAATATTTGGATTTATATTGGCATGATTTATTAGAAGTTCAATACCTTCTGCAAATTTAGCTCCACATGCCGTATGTAATGGTATTTTACCAATATTATCTGTAATATTGGGATTTGCATTCTTATTCAATAGAATACTAATTAATTTTTTATCTCTAAAATAGCATGCTATATGTAATGGTGTTTTTCCGTCTTTGTTTTTATAATTAACATTAATCTTGTCTTGTTCTATATATTTTATAAAACGTTTGAAGTGTTTGATTGATATATTGTTTAAATCACCTTCAATTAATGTTTTTACATAACTAACATTATCCATAACATAGTCAACAAAATAATAAAATAATATAGTTAAATACTACTTAAAGAACAAATATAACTAATATTAGTGAACAGACAGATTGCAATGAGTACTTCAAATTCTGAAGAACAACTCCGTGTAAATCTTTCCCGCTTTTGGAAAGTTAAGCTTGAAGCTTTAAGCAGAGAAGAATTGACCTCTTATCTTTATGAAGAAGAAGTTAATCTTTCTAAGAAAAAAGATACTATAATTAAGAACCTAAAATGTGCAAATAATGATAAAGATTCTAAAATATCTGAGCTTACAATTAATTCTGAAAATCGCAAACGAAAATTTGACGAGCTTCAGGAAGATCATGATAAACTCAAAGAAACTTTAGCTCCCACAGCTTCTAATATTAAACAATTGAAAAAACAATATCCTGATTTAATGAAGCAATTTGAGAAGCAAGCTTATCATCAAGGTGCTTATACAGCTGTTTGTCTAGGTAATTATGGAAAAGCTACTTCACATGGTAAAGAGACTGAAAAATCAAAGAAATATTCTGCACAGATAGAAAAGAATAAGTCATCTTATCGAGATTTCTTAAAAAACCTTGACGAAATAGATCCAGATAGCTACAGAAACCAGATTGACCTTGTGAACAAATATGAAACTTCTAAGAATAATGCTGATTGTGAAGATAAAGCTGATTTACCAGTACATGATAAAGTTACTTCTCAATTAAATGCATTAAAAGCACTCGGACAAAAACCTGTAGCAAGTGTAACTCCAAATATTCCCCCAGCGAATGCAGAATAACTTTGAATATTAAAAAATCATTTCTCCAAAAATGTAAATATTTAAAATGATTTTCCCCATATTGGGGTTGGGATATGAGCTTGATTACCTCCACGTGGTATATCCTGGATTACAACTGAATATCAAGCATTTAATTCATTTATTAATTGCCTTACTTTCTCTTCCCACATTCCATTTTCTTTCACATACATTTCTTGTTCATCTAGATACAATTGACTTTCTTCACTATAATATTTTTGAAGAAGTTCTATTGTTTTTTCTAATATTTCCTTTGTATAAGCTTCTGATAATGTTGACACATTTATTGGTTTTGTTGCAGCTTCTTCAACACTATAATTAAATTCATTCACCCATTCTATACATGGATCATATAAATACGCCTTTTCATTTGAAGTTTCTCTCAATGCTCCAATATCAGATGATACCACAAAACAACGACACGCCATTGCTTCCACTATAGATGTACAACACGTCTCCGGATATGTACATGGATAAAATAAAATCATACTTTCTTTTAAATGCTTCAACAATGCATTTTGGGACACACTTCCATAAAATTCTATATTTTCATGTTTTATTAAACTTATATATATTTTTTTATAATAATTATCTAATCTACTTAATTCCATGTTCTCAAAACAATCCATTTTTATTTCTTCATTTTTAGTATTCTCAATGTAAAATCCAGAAAAAACTCTCAATTTTATATCAGGTATATACTTCATAATCACATTCATCATTGGTACTAAGTTTATTAACCCCCTATATGGACTTGCTACATATATTAGATGATTCTTTTTTATTTTCTCTTTTGGCTCTTTTATAAATTTTGGATTAATTCCATTTTGCATTACATAACACTTTTCCTTTTCAACATTAAAATATTTAATATATCTGTCCCTTTGCCATTTACTTACAAATATATACTTCCAAATATTCTCATTATCACTCTTTTTGAAACTTGTTTTCATATATTCCACATTTATATCATGGTGCAAATATAGAATATGTTTTACATTCTTATATCTATTTTTTATATCTATTAATGCCCATCCTTGATGTATCATTATCTTACATTCATATTTTGTAAGATTATTGATATCATCAAACACTAAATTATTATTTATCCTCTTCTTAATCCCTCCTTTTGTTAATACAGCCGTATTTCTCCCATTTGATAATTGCATCGCTAATTGATATATTGCATTTTCCGTCCCTCTTAATGATTTCTCATTAATCGTATTGTAATTCCATTCCATCCCATTATCTATTATTAGAATGTCTGTGTATTCTACCTTTGTCTCATGATATCTCTCCTTTTTCAAGTTATATAAAACACATTTTTTATTTATTTTCTTTTTGAATAATTCACTATATTTATCTTCTTCTTCATTTAATAAATTATTCACTTTTATTTTCACTTTACTTACATCTAACTTTGATATATCATATTCTTTATATCTTTCATGGTCTGCTCTCTGTTTTTGCTCAATTGACGTATTACTTGCAGACCCCTCATTTTTATAGTTATATAAATATATATATGAGTCACTCATAAAACATATTTCATTTTTTTGATTTATGTAATTATCATATACATTCAAAAATACATTATAATCATCATATATATACATCTTTTCATCATAAATATTTAAGTTATCCCTAACATACTTCCTACTTGCCACAACAAATCTACATGGCGTTGCAAGTGCATTATTGTACTCTGTATCTATAGAGTTATATAAATTGTTTTCTATATTAATCTTATCACTCCATTTATACAATATATTCCCATTTACACCTTCCGTTTCACATTCATATCCAGATAATCTTAGTCTCGAACAGTTCCCCATCAACATTATTACATCATACATTTTTTCTTCTAATACCTTTTTAATCCTATATAACGCCGTCGAATATAGAAAGTCATCCCCATCACATATTACTACATATTCATATCTTGTTTGTGAAAAAATCTTTAATACCTCATTGTGTCCTTTTCCAGGTTTCCCATTACTTTCTGTATTAATTATATTCTTTATTTTCCCCCAAAATTTCTTGTTGCACATACTTATCACTTCATCATAATATTCCTCATTTGTACTGTTAACTATCACATATATATCATAATCTTTCTCAATCTGCATCTCCGCCGCCCATATACTAATCTCTAATATATCTATATTACCCGATGTTAAAATCATTATCACAAACCTTTTCATTATACATCTTTCTTTAATTTTATTTTCATATGTAAACTAATCATCATATAGACTCCTTAACGCTTTAAAATACCTTGTACCTAATTTCCTTTGTGCTTTGCAATCAAAATGGATCCTATCTTCCTTTTGTCTTGTTAAATCAGCTATTTTTACACATTTCATCTTATTATTTGTCGCTGCAACCTCTCTTAACTCTATATTCCTATCCTCACTCGTCGTCTCTCCAACAATAAATGGTGTATCCTCATTACACCAGATTATTGACCTATATTGTTCAACTACTCTTTGCAAACTTTCTTTATAATATTCCGAATTCCCTCCTAGTAAATCACTATCACTTTCCCCTTGATGCCAACATATCACATCAACCCTACATTTCCCTTCACACAAATTTAATGCATCATTTATATACTTACTATGCATATCAAACACATCCCCTTGACATACTCCAACCGCAAATGCTCTCTCACAATTAAATTTATACCATAAATCCCCTTGTTCATATTTCACCCATCTGCATATCGATTGCCCCCCAATCCCTAAATTAATTATTCCAGGCCTTATATCCACATATGCTTCCACTAATCTTCTCGCCATATGAAACGCTAAAGATTGCCATCCCGGCTTTCTATACCATGATGATCCTAATGATTGCGTCTTTAAATCAGCAATTTCCCATCTTAATTCGTCCACATTATATCCAAATATCCTTTCATGCAATTTATCCTGCCAATTACATTCTTCCACTTCCGCATTCCACCCTTGACTATTACTTTGTCCAGATAATACTATTATAAAATTCGGTAAATTTTTCATTTCTTTATTTTTTCTATATTCAATTTGTGTTATCCCCCAATCTTTTGTCCTCTCATTATACCTCAATTTGTCCCCATGTGCAATCCCACTCAAATTTATCCTACATATATCTAACTCTTTTATTTCATTATGATGTCCTACTTCATTATATATTATATACACTTTCATATGTTTTATACTATATTCATCCCCATTTTGTGCAAACGTCCAATCCCTTCTGTACATTTTCTCATTTATATTTGTCCCAATACCAATATCACATATATCATTATTTATATTGTTATATGCCCATATCACCCCTTCATTACTGCTTAATTGCATCGTACCATAATCCCCTATACACTTGTATATATCATCTATTTCATTATAATTATATGCACTAAATATCATCCTACCACTCTTCTTACACTTATTCACTAATGCACCATCACTGCTTTTTACTACCAAATTATTTATATCCTTTGCAAATACCCACTCCTTCCCATTTGCTTCAGGAATACCTATTTTCCTTACATCATCCGTAAACGCATCAAATTCCGTATACACCCATTGATTCCCATATATGTAATGTTGTAATTGCATGTAATATCCTACCCTATGAAAATAACCCTTTGGAACTTTTGCAGAATTATTTATCTTATATTTTACATCCTTATTCATTATATCAAATTCATATACTAAATATACTTTCTCCTTTACCTCAAAATTCATACTACTATCTTTGAAATTATTCTACATTAAATTACACATTGTGTATATTTAATTTCATGAATCCATTGTTATTATTATTGATTAAATTAATAATGCCAAGTAAGTCCTCTTTAACTTTTTCTTTGGTTAATTTGTCTTTTAGAGTAATTGGTTTCATATCCGGCCCTTTATTGAATTCTAATAAATATGGATTTAAATTTTTATCAAAAATAATATCAGCTCCAAATAGTTGAAATGTTGTATTTTTGGATAAACGTTTGAGTTTACATAAATAAGGTGCACACGCACTTATGGTTAAAGATATTATATGCTTAATTTTATTAAAAAATTCATCATAATTATAATTTTTCTGATGAAAATATTGTCTTAATTCTTCAAGAGTAAGTGGATTGTTTTGATAAATTTCCAAATTAGTTTTATTATTACCTGTAATATTACTATCAAAATTCAACTTATTGTTGTTACTCTTTTGAATAGTATAAATGCATTTTCCTTCTTTATGAATATAACCTGTTACATTTCCATTCAAACATTTAATAACCACATATATTCTAATATTCATCTTTCTGCCATTAATAATATACATATTATTCAAAAAATTTTGGACAATTTTATAACCGTCATTCTTAGCATTAGAAATAACTGACAGGTCATTAGTTATATGTATTCCTTTTTTGCGTTGCAAGGGCTTTTTTAACACATAAACTTTATTCTTATCATAATCCTTATTGAATTTTTGCATATCATGTATATTATTCAAAACATATGTTTCCGGCATAAGTGTACATGCTTTTTGTCTGCCATAAGTATTTGATAAAATTGTCCAAAGATTGTTTTTACTTACGACTTTATCACATCCACTTATACCAAAGACGATTTGATTATCATTGTCTACTTTAATTGTTTTCAGTTCTGATTCTACCTTATTGTAACCACATGGAATATATAAATCCCATTTTGAAGCATTTTTTGATTTAGAAATATTATGTTTCTCCAAAATATTTTTCATGTTTTGACGTTTTGATTCACATGTTTTATACGTTTTTTTAACAGGTGTTCTGCTTTTTAAATAAATAACTAAAATGCATATAATTAATAATACAATATACATATATATATTTAAATTATAAATTTAACAACATAAAGTATATTTGTTAACCCCTATTCACTAAATTCTAACGTTTTTTTATGTTTTACCCTTTTGCTATTGTTATATATATGTGTCTTTATTATGCTATTCGCTAATTTGTCATCTTCCCCTATTTCTTCATACTTTTTCTTGATATGATTCGGTAAATCATCATATCTTTCCGTAAATATCAAATGATCTAACCAATTATTCAAAATTTTACTTATCGCCACATCCACATTACTATATTCAAACCTATCATTCATCTTCACTAATGCCATATCTGACCTACGATTATTATATATTATATTGTGATTCTCCGGATGATTCTCATCCGCATGTATAATCGCTAATGTCTTTGCCATAAACTCACTGTTCGATAACGCATTCCTATGTAACTTCTTAATCATATTTGTATTTATATAATTCATATTCTCACATCCTATCGAATTTACAGTTAGATTTATCGTATTGTTGTTTATCGTGTTATTATTAATCGTATTATTAATCGTATTGTTATTTATCGTTTGTACATTTTGCACCTCTTTGTTCCTAATCATCATCTCTAACCTCTCCTTGTATTTCTCCTTCTCTTTGCACACTTTCACATGTTTTGGAAGATTGTATAACGATTTACTTACATGATTACAAAATCTACAGTTAGTCTTTGGTATATCCTTTGGTATCCCAATATTTAATTGCAATTCCATATTTCTTACATAATCATCTTTATCTTTGCATATTTGCTCATGTCTTGTTTTGTTATCCTTTCTCTTGAAATATTTATTACAATATTTGCAATATTCCTCATCCAAATTTTGAGGCGCTAAGTATGGATTCTGAGGAACTAAGTATGGATTCTGAGGAAGCAAGTATGGATTCTGAGGTGCATCCTCTAAATTCTCACGAGATTCTTTACACGGTATCTTCTTACTCAAATGCCTCTCAAGTTGCCATTTTGTCTTGAATTCTTTGCAACAAATTTTACAACAATACATTATCTTATTATATTACATATATATATTTTATACTTAAACCTTACTACACACAAAAACAACAAAAACAACAAAAACAACAAAAACAACAAAAAAATGTTGCAACAAAGTTATTTATATGTTCCAAATATAATATCAAAAGTAGGTTCTAATAAGAAATAATTTTTACAATATTTATGATGTAAACTATGTTTTCGTTTCAAATATTTGAAAAATTGATATTCTAACCAAATTGATTTTTTATTATGATATTCATTATGAAAATAATATGAAAGGTAACCTATTATTAATTGAAAACAAACCAAATTAAATTTTAAAACATTATAATTTGAAATTATACATAAGATATTCCCATAAAAATATAAATCCAGATTTTCATATAAACTATTAATTCTTTTAACTATTGTAATATCATTTTTATCATATGAATTATGATGTTGTGTAAGATGTGTTTTGTAATAATCATTGTTGTGTTGAAGTTTATGTAATAAATATTGTTCAAAAGTAAATAAATAATAAGCAAATATATATTCTAACATATACTTATTTATTTAATATTTCATCCAAAATATACTTGATTCATTCAAACATTTTTCACATGCATACTTGGATTTTTGATCAAGTATAACATTTAGGTATCTTATTCTTTGTTCTAATTTCATGTAATTGTTGTTTATACATATTTTTTTCATCTTCTGTCATTTTGTAAGGACACTGCTCTAATATTGGTTTATTTGGAAAATAATTTGGTTTTTTACATAAATTAGGAATTATTGATTCTAACAAATCCCAAATACCAATAAAATCATAAAATTTATTTGAATGTTTTAAAATCACTCCATACAATCTACTTGCTTTCTCATCGGTATGATGTTTATTGTGTTCCTTTGATGAAACAAGTATTGTAGACTGCAATAATCTTATAATGTTATTCTTTTCACAATTTCTATAATGTGTCCATCGATGTGTTATTTCACTAATTAAAATCATAAAACTAATTCCAAGGAAAATCATGATATTTGCTGTCTTTGTTCTTCTAGGAATACATAAATATACAATTAAAAAAATTGGTAAGAATTTTACAGTAGACATAATTGCTTCTAAATAACTTTTTTGTGTAATTAGTCTGGGAACATAATGATGCATATCATTTCCTTTTGAAATATCATTTATTATCCCAGATAAGATAGGTATGTTAATTTTAATATCATAATATAAATAATTATCCTCAAACCAATGTGCAGATGCTACAATAAAATCACCTATTAATATACCAATTAATAAATGATAATATTTATTCATTATTATTAATCAATAATTTAAATTTTGAATATTCATAATTATTCATTCAAGCATTTTTCACATGCATACTTGGATTTTTTGAATTCATTCAAGCATTTTTCACATGCATACTTGGATTTTTTGAATTCATTCAAGCATTTTTGACATGCATATTTGATCATTTTAAGCATTTTTTCAAGAAATTCAAGGATTTTTTGAATTCATTCAAGCATTTTTCACATGCATAATTCAAAAAAAGTATGGATTCTGAGGAAGCAAGTATTAATTCTGAGGAAGCAAGTATTAATTCTGAGGGAAAAAGTATTAATTCTGAGGAAGCAAGTATTAATTCTGAGGGAAAAAGTATGGATTCTGAGGGACTTTGTAAATTTTATTTTCTTACTGAAATGACTCTAAAAGTGTTATTTTTTACTATTTTTTTGCAACATTTTTATAAAACCTTATTTTTATTACTGAAATCTTACTGAAAAAAACAACAAAAACAACAAAAAAACGTTGCAACATGTGCAGAGAGAGAGAGACTGGAAAGATAATTTTTAAATATTTGAAAAAAATATTTTTTTTACAGAGTTCATGAAAAAAAAGTAATGTCATTAATCAAAAATATTTTTTCTGTTTGGATCATTATGTTTACGTATATAATCTTCTATGTTTTCTTTAAGATTACCCTCTTTATTTAGAAGTTCACGTATTTTATTACGCATATAATCCCATTGTTCCTGAGTTATTGTATATATTGTTATATCTAAATTATTAGTAGTATTTGTTGTTCTGTTTGTTACAGTATTATTATTTGTCTGTCTATTATCTGTTATTTGTATATTAAAGTTTTTCTTAGTTTCAATCATTTCATGTAATTTTTCTTTGTATTGAATTTTTGTTTTACATGATAACATATGTCGCTTTACATTTGATGTTTTTGGGCTTTCATAATTACAGAATCTACATTTGTGTTTAGTAGTTTCTGTTGATTGAATTCCTAATTCTTTTTCCAAAACATCAATATCATTATCATCTTTCATTGGATTTGACATTGATATTTGTTTACAATAATCATGATATACCTTTGACTCATTTAAACACTTTATTGACTCACTAGTTTTACAAGGTAACTTCTTACTAAGATGCCTCTGAAGTTGCCAATTTGTTTTAAATTCTTTGCAACAATTTTTGCAACAATTCATGATACTATTATACTAAAATATTTTATTACTTAATATATTACTATATACAAAATGATAAAATAATATCAGCAAAAAAGAGCATGTAGGTTTAATTAAAACAAGGAGGTAAATCCAATTCTTGTGATGTACCAGGTGCAAGTTGACCAACTAAATTTAATTGATTTGTTCGAGCATCTAATGCAGAAGTTATAATTAGTAAAATACCTTGAAGATTGAAAATAGAGTATTTAAGTATATATAATGGAAGAAATATTATCCAAATTTTTTTCAAATCATCTAAATTTTTACCTTTTGGTACTAAATTAATCAAACCTTGCCAACTAACTATAATTGCGACAAATGATACAATAAAATTTACAATAGTTCTGTTTGAATCTGCCATTATTCTATTGTATGCACATTTATTTTCTTTTTTACGCAAATCACTTGGACCTCCGTCTTTTGTTAAATTATATATTCCATAAGTTCCTAAAACACAAATTGTTGCTGCAAATAATTTCCATCCAAAAGTATTTTTCATGCTTTTTTTACTCTCTATAAAACTAATACCTGCCATATAAAGTGCTAAAGAACCCATTACATGTGATATAATTCCAGTAATCAAAGCATTTTTGCGTAATGTAACCCATCTATCTGGCAAAAATGGAAAATACATTTGCACTATACAATGAGCAGGTTTTCTTGATGTTAGATTACCATATCTATCTACTTGTTCATTATTTACATTTAAAGTGGAAATTTCCTTTGTTTTTGGATCATATCCTGTAACTTCAGAAAATCTTGATTTATCTTCATATATACTTAAAAAATTTAGCAAAATTGATAAAATTGAGAAAAATAACATTGCTCCTGGTAATAAAAGCCAGTAAAATTTAGAATTGATAATAAGATATGGAGCTATTAGTATAAAAGGTATAAAAATAATATATGAAATAGTTGTTGCTTTTTTTAATGTCATCTTTGTTTGTGTTAATAACGTTATAGCTATAATTGAATATTTTAATAAATATAGTATTACTATGTTACTCAACATCTAATAATTTTATAAAATATTTTTATTATAGTTAAAGAATTCAATGGTTGGTATTCAGAAAAGAAACATAGAAAAAAACAAAATTGTTTTATTTGGTTTGGTAAATAATATTAATTATACTTCTAAATAAGGCAAAAATAATATTTACTAATATTACTATGCATTTGTCTAATATGTACACAATTATGACTATGATATTCTATTCTATCTTAACATACTTTATAGGTCCTCTTGTAACAAGAAATGTATTTTCATTGAAAGGATCAGAAAATTGTATAGTAGGTTTTACGTTAGGGTTTGCTTTATCAGTGATATTATGGGCTATATGGGGGAAAACAATTGCAGATATGAAAAGTTTATAATATACAATGTTGTTTAATCAACTGAATGTATTTAGTTATTTTAAGTTTATCATCGTGTAATGGTAACATACTAAATATTAAACTTGCCGTAACCATTTTTATATGTTGTATATATTTTTCATTATTTATTTGTTTTTCAAAAATTTTTTTTGCTTCATTTACAAATTGATAATCTATCTTTTGATCATTTAAAATATAATCATATCCAATTATACTTTGATATAACTTTCCATAATCATAAAACATGTCTCCGAAAATTGTAAGTTGGTCTCCGACACATCCTCTCATATCAATGAATTTAAATTTTCCAAACATATTCACAATAATATTTGAAAATACAGGGTCTCCATGCATTACACATATTTTGGATATTTTAGAAGTTTCAAAGTAGTTCATCAATTTTTCATAGATATCATTACTATCTTCAATGTTTCCATATGTCTCAAAATTATCAATAAATCTTGATTCTATTTTTTCAGCATATAACCCTTCAATTCTTATTTGTTTTGTATCTTTGTATTCTAGTTTGTGAAATCGATTAATACTTTCAAATACCTCTGGTAATATGTCAAGTACAAATTGTTTACTACTCATTAATTGTTTTGATAATGATATACCTTCTATATATTCAATTTCATATTCATAAGCATTTTTACTACCAAAGTAGACTGGAAACATATCTTTTATTTCGTATGGAATATTTTTATAATAATATATTTCGCCATTCAGTTCATTTCTAGATTTTTTGATAATTGTTTTATATGTATTTAATTCTACTTTATTGAAAAATCTTGGACTTACATTGGTATAACAACCCAATGCTTTTTCCAAATTATGAGCAGCATTAATAGCTTTATCATCAATATAATAATCTGCATATGGTTTTCCAAAATAAATCTCATCATATTGTATATGAAATTCATCTAGGGTATTCAATGTAATTTTTCCAACATTTGCGATACATTTTCCTTCATTTCCCATATAAGATTTCATTTTTCTTGCAGTATAAATGATTATGTAATGACCTAATTTTTTCAAATAATTACACATATTAATATTTATTGTTATTGGTAATACAGTTGTATAATCTCCATTTGTTTCAGGTGATGTGACAAGTGTGTTATCCAAATCAAAACATATTCTTTTTGCATCTATTTTTGGCATATCATACAAAGAATTAATGGGATAATTATTACAAAATATTTGCAAATTAAGAGGAGTTCCTAGATTATGAACTTTTTGTGCATTTATAATGACACTATTAAACTTTTTACCTCTTGCAATCAAATATCTTATAAATTTTGATGTATATAACTCTCCTTCAGCTTGTGTTTCATATTCTTGGTAATATCTTTTAATTATATGCTTATTTTGAAATTTATATGCACCTGAACAAGCATAATTTGATATTTTTTTCTTTTCTTCAATGTTACTAATTTCATTTTCTTTATCAAATGTTATATAAGAATATGGTGGGTTTTCATATATATTACTATCTTCAAATGCAATAACACCATTTTTTATATTTTCTGTATGTTTTAAAATATCACATGTATAAAAGGTATCACAATCAATACATAATACTGGATTCTCATTATTAATGATGTCGCATAATTTATTAATAGTATCAATTGCACCTTTAGTTTGCACTGTCAATTTCATCATCTTGATTTGATGTTTTGGATACAATGTTTTGATTATTGATTCAAAATTATATTTTTCTAATACATTGTTATATGCAATATATAATTCATAATCATAACCAACTAACGAATCTATTACCCATGTAATCATAGGTTTTGTAAGTGCATTTATCAATGGCTTTGGTTCTTCATAATTGTGCTTTTGAAATCTACTTCCAACTCCTCCTATTGGTATTATAACATTCATATTTAGTGTACCTAACATAAAAATATATCGTATCAATCGCACAAATAAAAACTTTATTTTTCATTATGGATACTTCTTTGTATCAATCCACTTTAGATGTATGTAATAAAGGTCACTTTGATTTATGTGAAAATCGCTCAGGTAATACTGCTATTTTGATAGTTGGTCAATGTCGTTCACTAACGGAAAACCTTCAAAATATACTTGATTTCATTAAATTATACTCAAATGCTACTCAGCGGTATTATGAAGTTTTTTTTTATTTAGATCCTCATATTAATTTTCCATGGCAAACGGATGCTTCTTTGCGCACAGGTGATCTTTGCACTATAAGATTAGACTTAGCGATTAGAAAAGTATTTCCAAACAGTCATATAAGTTATTATAATTCACAAGATATCCATGCAATAATTTCAACAAAAAAACTTAATGAAGCATCATACTTGTATTTTCAAAGTCTAATAGAACACCAGGCTTGGAAATGGGCTCAAGAACGTATGCCTAATATTACGCATGTTTTTAAATTACGTCCTGATGCTACTTATGATACTTCTATTAATATGTCTTTGTTTTATAAGTATGAACAGTTAGTATTCAAAGATTGGGATATGTGTTTTCATTGTACTAAACCTAATGCAGATATTATATGTAATCAAATATCATCTATTGAAAATTTAAATTTACAGGAAATTACAGAATCCCCTTTAACAATTCATAATATACACTATACACATTTACTATTGCATGGTGTTCCATATAAAGAGCTCAAGTTTTGTAAGCTAAATCGTAATATTCCATCAATTATAACTTCAAAAAATATAATATCGTCACAATCAAATACTTATATACCATTAGGCATTCAGTGTGCACCTACAGAATTTCTTAAAAAAAATCATCTACGCCAATGCGCATTTCCCTTTGATTGGATGTTTAGTAATATTTCATTTATTATAAACATTTTACAAAACGAAACTTTCACAGTAAATAATAATTCTTCATTTATATGTTATGAACATTTCAATACTTGCAGTAATGGTATGAATGTCTGTGATACAAACTTTAATGTTTTATACCCACATCACACAATTAATGATTTACAAATTAATGGTTGTTATCATCGTAGATTAGAACGGTTAAAAAAAACTTTATTTGATGATACATGTAAAATATTTATACATATTACTGAAATTTCTGATTGTTCACGATTTACTTTAGATGGTAAATCTCCCAATAAATTTGATCAATTGCATATGTTAAAATTATGTAATTATTTTGATGATAATTCAATAAACTACAAGATTATTATTTTTGATTTTGTTTCCCGTTATATTTCATTGTCACATTCTAAAATATTTATAATACCTCTCACTGGTAAACCTACGATATCATCAGACAATTCACCATTTTTACATGAATTAGATTCTATATTTGATGCATTAGTCATTTTTTAAAATTTTAAACCTTGTTTTGTTTTATGCCATCTGTTGCATTTGCAATTCCTATTTATGGTGAACATTTGAGTTATGGTGCTACTCTTTTACAAACTCGTAAAGACACAAATAATGAACATATACCTTTGATTTTTGCATGTTCAACTAAATCTGAATCGCAAGTTCTTACTCTTTTATCAATATCACATAATTATCAAAAAGTAAAATTCTACATAATTCCATGTGATAATATTCACCATAAAGCAATTTATAAGAAATATACATTATTGAATATTCTCAAAGATACTTATGATTATATAGCCTGTTTTGATTGTGAAACAGTATTTATTAAACATATTCCATCAGATGTTTTAATAAAAGAAGGTGATTTTCCTAATATATTAGGTTCATTCCTAGATCCTCCCTCTCAAATTAATGAAACATGTGCAAAACTTTTAAATATTGACAATCAAATTGAAGAATGGGTTGATATTTACTTCTGGTTTTCTAATTTACCAGTATATAAATCGACTCATTTAACAGCATTCTTTAATTATTTTAATGATATAACATTTCTTGCATCAAATTATAACCATTTTGAATATATTTTGTATATTTATTTTGTTAAATCTCAAAAATTGTCAGATATAAATATTGTTGATATTGGTGATACTTATGGTATATATACAGGTTGGAGTTTAGAATGTTGTAAAGAACACATAATTGATAATCTTTATGCTAAAAATTGTCCAATGCCATTATGGTGTTGGCCTACAACTTATCAAAAAATAACATCTTCAATTAAAAATACATTTTATGTGTTGTATCATGTTGATCGTTGAATTCATACGTTTATTTCATGCCATTCCTCATTATCAATTTTATCTCTTTTTTTACTAGATTTTTCAATATTCATTTTGATAATATCTAATACCATTATTATCCCTCCAGCTAGTATTAATAAATTATCTTCATAAGTATAACCCTTATAAATTATTATTAATGTTAAGAGTACTGTACATACTGTTGTTTTATTAATATTTGCAAGAAAACTTGTATTCATAAGTTTCTATAAATTTTAAATCTTTATACTACTATATTATGGATAAAAGGTTAGAAATTTTTATTCCAAATTTGAACAGTAAAAAATCAATTATTGTATATTTACATGAAAATAAAGTTAATAAACAATCAATATTTGATACAAAAGAAAATAAGCATAATGATATAAACCCTGTTGATTTTTTGATTTACCTAATAGAAAACAAATACAAAAATATTCAAAAGTTGAAAATAACTGCACATTCTGAAGGGACATTAATTTTACATAAACTGCTTAGTAAATTAAAAACTAAAACTCTCAATAAAATCACTCACATAAATACCTACAATTCTAAGAAATTATTACCTTTGAGTCAAAATAGTTTCCTCAATAATTTTGCATATTTATCAAATTTAAAAACAGCCAACATACGTAATATTTTTACTCGTGTACCAAAAAGTATTCAAATTTTACTTAATAATCCTAAAATTAGTAAAACATGTAAAAGTTTAAGAAATACTAAAATTTGTATTTTAAAAGTACGTAATATAAACTATTTGATAAAAATAAATGATAATAAATATATTATGAAAAAATATTCAGAAAGAGTAAAAAAATATGATTACAAATGTAAAGTTAAATCAAATAAAGTGATTTGTTATCACAAAAAATCCAAAAAACCATAAGTTATAAAAACATAGGCATAAATATTCATCTATTTATTTAAAGAATTTTGAAACAGTTTTATTAAATTACCTTGAATTTTGGTTTTTTCAAGCATAATAGTCATCTGTTTACTATTAAACTTCCATCTGTTTATGCATACGTTTTATCTCTTTTTGTAGTGTCTGTATTGTTTCATCCTTCGTTTGCTTTTCTGATTCAAAGAGTTTTGCTTTATTTCTTTCTTGTTTTATAAGATTTTCTTGAAGCTTCATCTTATTACTTCTCTCTATAGTGTTCTTAGTTAGCTGTATTAATCTATTTTGACTTATATCCATTTTTTTTTCATATTGTTTCTTTCTTGTTCGATTGTGCATCTGTTACGTTTTATACGTTTTATTTGTTTATTCTGTGCACGTATTAGGTTATCATAATAGGTTTTTTGTGCCTCTTCTTTTAAATCATAATAAGACTTTTGCTGCTTTTTCTTCCTTGGATGGCATTATATTATACGTTAGTTAAAAAATAAAATAATAAGTTTTTCTATATATCAAATATAATGTGCATATATATGTATGAGCAGTTTGAAACGAATTAATCTAAAAGAACATCAAACTAAATCTAGAAATGTAATTAGAGAAAAAGATAGCAAAGGTTTACTTGTTTTTCATGGCTTAGGAAGTGGAAAAACTCTCACATCAATTGCTATGGCTCATAATAGTGATAAAGAAGTTATTGTGATTGTTCCTGCGTCATTAAAAGATAATTATAAAAAAGAAATTGCAAAGTTTGGCGCAAACAAGAAAAAGTTTACGATAATGTCATTTGAAATGTCTGCAAAAACCAAACTACAATTGAAAAATAAGGTTTTAGTTGTTGATGAAGCTCATAGATTACGAAACACTAATAGGAAAGATACTAAAAATATTATTGATGCTTCTAAAAAGGCGGAAAAAATTATTTTACTTACTGGAACACCATTTGTAAATAGACCTAATGATATTGCATCTTTAATAAATATCATTGCAAGAGAAAATGTATTTCCTACAAATAAGGATAAATTTGAGCAAGAATACATTGAAGTAACAACTAAAGTTGTGAATGTGCCATATAAGGTATTTGGTTTGACAATATATCAAAATCAGCAAACAATTCAAGTTGCTGATATTAAAAATAGAAAGGAATATATTAAAAAACTAGGAAATTATGTATCATTCTACGAAAATAAGAATTCTTCAAATTATCCATCAAAAACTGTATATTATAAACCTGTGGTCATGTCGGCTGAGCAAGAAAAAATACATAGAGCTATTGAAGCAGAACAGCTTACTAATGAAGATAGAAAAATGTTAAAAGTTAATTACAAACCAGGTGGATATGTAAATATAAATATAAATGAAAATGAAAATAAACCAAAGGAAAAATCTAAACTTAATGCTTATTTATCAGCTACTCGTCAAATATCAAATGTTGTAAAAGGAAAACCTTCTCCAAAAGTTTTTCAAATGTTAGAAAAAGTCAAAAATGCAAATAAACCAGTTGTTGTGTATTCAAACTATATTAGTAAAGGTGTAAAAATGTTTCAAACATTATTAGATAAAGATAATATCACAAGCAGACTATTTACAGGTTCTACATCTGCTAAAGATAAAAAGAAAATTGTTGAAGATTATAATAATAGAAAATTTGATGTATTGTGTCTATCTAGAAGTGGAAGTGAAGGTCTTGACTTGAAACGCACTCGAGAAGTTCATATTATGGAACCATTTTGGAATAATAGTCAACTAGATCAGGTAATAGGTAGAGCAGTAAGATATAAATCACATGAAAACATGCCAAACAATGAGAAAAATGTTGATATATATCATTGGTATTCTGTTTATTCAAAACGAAGTTCATCTAAGGATATATCAGCTGATAAATTTTTGATTAATATGAGTAAATCCAAACAAGAATTGATTAACAAATTTATAGAAGCCACTAAAGAAGCATCTGTTATTTAATCTAAGGATATATTATAATGAATGTAAATAATGCAATGAAATAAAGAAGGTGCAAATCATCACAGACAAAATGCAATTGATGAATTTAAATGCACAAACAATCCACAGAATGCTCATAAATTTATGTGTTATAGAAAGAAGTTGAATAATAATTAAAAATAGAATTTTAACATACGTTTTCTGATGTATTTACATTCGTCTTTTAAACAACATATTTTTTCAAATTGTGGTAAAATTCTCATTATGTAACTCTGATATAGTAATTCTAATTCAATATTGTTTCTAACATCTTTAATCATTTGTAATTGGTCTTTTCTAATTCTTTTAAATGAACGACCTAATCTTGCTAAAAATCTATGCATTTCTTTTAAATCATTCATTTTTACCAAGTTGTTATATGTTAGTATTTAATATAAAACTTTAAATCAAAAATATAAGGTTATAATATGGTGAAAGGAATTATTTTGGGTGATTCACATGCGTTTCATTTAAAAGATTTTGATAATATTGATTGTGTATCTCAAGCATTCATTGCAGGTTCAGCAAAAGGACTAAGTAATCCAAATTCGCTTTCGGGATATGGTAGTTATATAAATCAAAACTGGGGAACTTTAACTGATGATAAACAAATTGTAATATTCAAATTTGGTCAAGTGGATGTAGAATTTCTATATCATCTGCGTAATATACAAGTCTCAGTAGATTTTGAAGCCTATATACTTAATGTTGTTAAATATTATATTGAATTTATTAGAAATTTAAATGATACCAACAAAATTATTTGTGTGATGAGTATTTTTCCTCCATGTTTTAGTGATAATTATTTTCTGACATTCATTAAATATCTTAATGATGAACGTAAATGGAATATTTCTCATGATGATATTGAAAACTATGATGTACCTTCATTAGAAACACGAACACAAATGCACAAGAAATTCAATAATATTCTAAAGATTGAGGTTCAAAAATATAATTTTGTATATATAGATTGTTATGCGTGTCTTTTAAATTCCCAACAAACAATAGATCGCAATTATGTTTCGCATGATATGAATGATTGTCATTTGTCAAATTTTAGTACACCTCTAATACCATCAGCAAAAACTGCAATTGAATCTTCCTTGCAACCTGTATTTCTAGCCATTGAAAAAGACTTTGATTTTTTCTAAACTTAAAGAATATAATAAAAATGTTATTATAAATGACAATATATGAAAGTATTTTTTATTGTTTAGATACAAGTTTACATATAACTTCATTGATATACTTTTTCACTTCTGCAGTTCAACATAATAGTTTTTCATTATTGTTTCTATCTGCGTTTTCAGAATATAAACTAGGCTTAATTGCTCATGAAGGGTGTCATAGAGCAATTCCAAGATATTATGGAAATCTATATGATTTTGTATTTTCATCTTCTGAAATGTGGATAGAAAAACACAATAAAAAACATCATATTTATACAAATAAAAATGATGACCCTGATATTGATAATATGCCTTTTCTTAGAATGACGAAAATACAGCCTGTTTATTGGTATCATAAATATCAACATATTTATCAATATTTACTATTTACACTAGGTGCGTTTTCGTTAAGAGCACAAGGGTTAGTATATATATACAAAAAACAAAACATTATATATCATATCATTTTAAATATTCCATCTTTCTTAGTATTCATCATATATCCAATAGTTATATCAAATATATATGGAATCTTATTCTACATGTTTCATAACATGTTGATAGGATTGTTTTATGGAATAATATTTTCTGTAAGTCATATTAATGAAAAAACACTATTCAATAATAATGAAACAAACTTTGAAAATATCCAATTAAATGAAACCGTTGATTGGTCTACAGAAAGCATTTTTTGGAACTATATGACTAATGGGTTGAATCATCAAGTTATACACCATTTAAAACCTAATATTTCAAGTTGCAATTATCCTTTATTGTCCAAAAAATTCAAGAAAACATACTCAGAAAAGTACAAATCGTTTGAAAATATTTTTATTGCAACTATATCTAATTATAATTATATGAAAAAATTAGGAGTTAAATAGTAAAAAGATTTTTTTATTTTCTTAAATTATAAATGCAAAGTAAATGTAATCGACCAACAATAATTGCCAATTTTAAACCATTTCCTACTATTACAAAAAACGAAGCTAACATACTATTCTCTGCCATTGTAGATTCACAGACAAATAGAGTGAAAAAGTTAAAACCACGTGTAAAAAGAGAAATTATTAAAAAAATAGTTAAAAAAGCTCTGAGAAGTGGTAGAAGCATAGATGAATATACTTTTTATGGCAATAAACCAGGAAAGCTAAAGAAGTAATTGTTAATTCCACTGAAATTCTTTTTCGTTTTTTTTGTCCCAAGCATTCACATAAAAAGCATCATAAGGAATATTTCCATATAAATCAAATAAAGCTATTAAATATTTTTTAGATGGTATATTACTCAAATGTTCTTTTCTGGGGCATTTTTCAATAATTACATTATTAAATTTTTGCGCCAATTTGTTGTGAAAAATCTGTTCATCTTGATTTGAACACGAAATCAAATGAATTTTACATTTGTTTACGTTTGTAATTAAATTCAAGGCATCATCTTCATTTATTCCACGTGGTTCACAATCTATTGCAATAACTGCATTACAATTAGTTATATTTTGACTATGTATTAATGCGCCAATACCACCCATACTCATTCCGAACATTACTACATTATTATACATTTGTGAATATTTGTCTATCAAAATACTGAATTCTGGATTTGTATATGACATATATGGTTGTGTATCCTTAATCCATAAACAATTATAATCAATTTCATAAAACCATGATATACATACAAATTTATCAATAGCGCCAGCAAATATGATATATAATGTTCTATATTCATTATTGTGCTTATGTACATATTCAATTTCATTATATGTTTTCAAATTGTTATCTATAAACTCATAGACATCTTGATACATAATTTAAATTTTAAAAATTTTATTTCTACTTAAACAAATTTAATTTAAACTATAAATGGCTAAATGTATCACATGTAATAATGATGATTGTTTAGGAATTTGTTTACATTTGAAAAATACTAAAGGAAGAATGATGTTTTTTTCTATGTGCAAACATTGTGTGAAATCATTTGTAACACTTCCTCATAAGGCTTTAGTTAATTCTTGTAGTTATTGCTATAAATCATCTAATGTTCAATCATGGTGTTTAGGATCAAATAAAATTTTGTTATGTCCTTCATGTGCAAATTGGTTTCATGAACAAATTGTTCAAAAAGAAACTTTACCAATAAATTGGGAAATGATAAATAGTGATGATTCTGAATAATTGAAACCATAATAACTTTAGTAATGTAAAGGTATTATGCTTCCAGTGAGATTTGAACTCACGATCTCCTCATTACAAGTGAGGCGCCTTACCAAACTTGGCCATGAAAGCCACATCACAATGTGTGATGCATTATTAATAATGATAATAAAATTACAATTCTAACGCATAATTTAAATTATTATATATTATGCAACCACTTGTAACTTGTATTATGCCAACTTATAAACGTGAGAAATATATACCACGTGCGATTAAATTTTTTAAACAACAAGATTATCCTAACAAAGAATTAATAATAATTGATGATTCCCCTCACCAATATAAATTACCAATTGATGTTCCAAATATAAAATACATTTATTTGCCCAAAAAGAAATCAATAGGGTATAAAAGAAATATGGCGGTTAAACATGGGAAAGGAACAATATTCATTAATTGGGATGATGATGATTATCATGGTTGTCAACGTATATCATATCAAGTTAAACCAATTATTTCTAAAAAAGCTCATCTTACTGTTTTGATCAACCCCATTTATTTCAATGAAGCAAATAAGTACTTTTATAAACATTTAAAAAAAGATGATAATGACCTTTGGGAACCTAATGGATGGATGTGTGGAACAATTGCTTGCTTAAAATCAATATGGAAAATAAAACAATTTAAAAATATTTCGCTTGCTGAAGACCACTATTTTATAATGGATGCTATAAATAATAAAGCTATTGTACAACCATTACATTGTCGCCATAATTATGTTTTAAATAGACATAATAGTAATACATTCAAATTTTATAATTACAGACAAATAAAACTAAATAATATACCATTAAAAATTCACAATGCTATGAAAATATAATCTTTCACTACTCGTAATAACTTATAATTTCCTTTGAAGTTTTGTTATGATTTTTTATCATTTGCTTCAATAAGCCATATTTACCTTTGTAATCTTGTCTGTTCTTGTGTTGTTTTTCTTTATAAGCTTTGTTAAATCTTATAGGTGTTGTCATTTCTCTAGTAAATGGAGATTTCACTGTATAAGTATTTAATTTAGCATCATTTACAGGTCCATAATATGTATGAGAAAGGACACGGCTTGTCGCTGGAAAGGTTCTTGTCATGTATCTTTTTTGTTCATCTGGTATTAACTTTATAATTGTCTCAGCCATATATATATTTCGTCGTCCTTTGTTCCAATCATATTTCAACACCCATCCATGAGGCGCAATAAGGCCAGGGGTTATTTTGGTATGCATTATTGTGTTATGACTAAAGTTACGTGCATTTTCAGCTAATTCTTTAATTTGTCTAGATCGAATTTTTTTCTTAGCCATTTTTCCAATCTTCTCAACCTTCTGTTTATTAGCATTTGATAAAGTTGGAAATTCTGGAGGTTTAATTTTTTTAAGATATGTTCTAATACTCTGAAGTGGAGTTAAGTCTTTTGCTTTTGCACTTAATGTTCCATCTAATAAATAATTTGTATATGGACGCACTGTTCTTTTAGCTAAAATTTTATCTGCAAGTTCTTCATCTTTGAGTTGTTGAGCCAAATATTTTTTGCAAACTTGTATAGGTTCGAATAATTTCGGATCATATTTTCCAAATCTTTTTATTAAATCATGATCACGTATTATTTTTTTTGATTTCTTATGTCTGAAGAATAACACCATATATATATAATGAATAATATTTTTGTTATTAAAATCTTCTATTAATTAAATTATTTTATATGGAAAAACTGGATGAAATTTATCATTACAATGATGACAAACCAATAGAAGGGTGGATTCATAGATGTATATTTTGCGAAAAAATAACTGGTAATGTGGTTGTAATTAGCAAATATGTAATATATATTTGCAAATCTTGTATAAAAGATCACAAAATTTTGAATATAATTAGTTAACTCTCATTTTTAGAAACAGTTATCATCATATAAACCCTCTAAATGCTTCTTTTGAGCATTATATATATTTATGTCTATATAATCTTCATAATTTACAGTATATCCACTATAAATTATTTTATCATCATCAAACGTAGCAAAATCATCAGCCACAATAAGTCCTAATCTATTTAGTACAAGTGATTCTGCAAGATCTCCATTTGTATAATCAATATTAGATATAATGATACCTTTATTGTCATTTTTCATTATTTCTTTTGCTAGAGAACAAGCTTTATGCTTTCTTACTAAACCTATTAGCCAAGTTCTCGATTCATGACGTGTTGAGAAAATATTATTTCGTCTTGATAAGAAATATAAACTCATAATTATTTTTTACAAAGTATATTAATTGTCCTTTAAGTAATTAATTTGTTATGTAATTTTTCCAATGATTCAAGTTCATCATGTACAGTAACAGATTTAAATTTTTCATATTTGATTGATTTAGTTTTTAGTATTACTTTTGTAGAAGCTTGCACTGTCTTTTGAATCAAATCTTTCCACAAATTCTGTACTTGTATAATTCGTGATAACATTGGAAGATTTGCGACTTTATCTACATCTTCTTTATTATTTTTCAAGATGATTCTATCATGCTCGCAATTATATAAGTGCAACATGTACCAATGTGCAAATCCCATGTGATTGTCGTGATATTTTTCATAGAATTGCTTTTTATGTGATTTTAAGAGAAAATATTCATCACCTAGATTCATTTTGTGTTTGTGTATTAACTATTTATGGCAGTTGTCTTAAAGTGATTTCTGAATGTATTTTAATAATATAATCTGTAATGGCATCTGAATTTTCAATCATTGACAGTATGTTCAAGCATTCTTCAAATTTATTATTCATTATCAATTTTGCTTTAGACATATTTCCATTATGAAATGTAACCAAATTCATATCATCTCTCAATTTATCTTGTTCCCAATCTAAAATATCATCTAAATATTGATAATATTGCCCATAATTAATTCCAAATTCAAAAAATAGATCTTGTGTTTCCACATCATTTATATTTGCTAATAAAAACACACAATCTAATGCATAAGCAAAAAAATATGCTGTTTTGGACAAGACTTGTTTTTCGTAATCTAATGATTCTGTTTCTCCAATACTAAATTCTTTGAGAATATTAGCCATATTTTTAAAAACTTGTATATTTTCCAACAATGCAACATTATAGGAAACTTCAGCAAGTAGACAATCACCAATTAATATACTTTGCTTATTACCAATACTGGTGTTAAATGATGATTTACCTCTTCTATCTGTTTCATCATCTAATACATCATCATGCAATAATGTTGCACTATGTAACATTTCCATTTGAGCTGCAAATTTTATAATTTTTTGTGAATCTTGGTTTTGTATAAGTTTTCCTGTTAAACATATCAAATTTCCTCTAATCATTTTGCCATTACAAAATTTTCTGTATTTTTTCATATATGGTGCAATTTTGGCATTATACATAATTAATCAATATAGAAAAACTTCCTATTATACTAGGTATAATATGTTTCTTTAAGTAGTTAATTATTTATATTATTTTATATATATATATGATAGAACAAGAATTAATTGAAACTGGAAAGAAACTTTTATATGGAGATATCAATGTAAAAAAAACTGTTAAGAATAAATTTAGATATGATAAAACAACAAAATGTTATGAATTGCTTGATGATAGAGCTAAAATAACTTCATATTTGCATTATATACAAATTCAACATTTTATTGTAGTTTTTTTTAAGTCCTTCAAAATGGATTCAATTCATATTCAAAAAATAAAAAAATATTATGATGAGAATAGAAAACCACGAATAGCTGGAGAAGATTACAGACATCTTGAAGTTAAAAAGGCAATATTGAAAGAGTGGAATTTTGTAAGATTATCTGTTGAAAATACGAAACTGAACAATAAGTATAGTATTTATTCGATGAAATTACCGGAAATTGATTTTTTTAATATGTTTTATAATTATCTAAATATTCAATATGGTAACTGTAATGCATTAGAAAATACTACTCAAACAATTAGAAATACAAAGCAATCAATACGAAGTAAAAAGGCACAAAAGTTTTTGAAAGAATGGGTTGGTATAAATAAAATAGGATCTTTATATAACTTGAAAAAAATAGTTCCTAATTATGTATTAAATCTTAAAGAAGCTGAACTCATTCGTTATAAAACGTGATAAAATAATGAAAATTGTCCAATCATCTATATGAACCGCCTTTATGATTATCTCTACCTCTAAAACTGTTATGTTTATACAATGATAAATATGGGAAGAAATGAAGACGTCTTACTTTGTCATTAATTATTTTTTTACCAATATGTTTATAACCTGGCATACATTTATAATTCATATTGTTAGGTATGAAGTGTTCATATTTAATAGTATCAGCTTTTGTCATTGTTTGATGATTTATTAAAAAATGATAAAACTTTTCAATTCCATTGTATGAGATTAATCCAATATTCTTTTTTGTATGTTCTGAAGGGTATATAAAATCAATGTCTTTATTTGTCATCATAATATTTACCATTTGAGTGAGATTTTTCCAAAAAGTTGTTGAATTATCTACATAACATGTATCATGTAACATTAAAAATATGTTATCATTTGTGAATTCAGTATTTAAATAACTGTATATTGCTAAATATGATGTATATTCCCACATATTTTGGTTCATTGTTATATAAGTATATTTATCATCATTCCATATTTGTTTTTCTTTTTCTCCAGAAAAAACAATAACAATTTTACATTGTTTAGTATAATCCATTGAATTAATAAGTTTATTGAGATGTGTATGATAAGTTGAACCAGGCAATCTCCAAGATTGTATGACAATAATCATATTATAAGGTTTTAATTAAAAATCAAACAATTTATTCTTTCAACAGTATAATTTTCATTACAATATTTTCACATAGTTTAAGTATATTATTTCCATATTCACTATTATTATATTCATCGTTTTGTTTGATTCTGTTAGTTAATTTTTGAATGAAATTATCTCTCTTTTCTTTTACTTTCAAAATTTGTAAACTATTTGATAACTTTTTAATATTTATGTTAACACCTTTTTCTTTATTTTCTTGTATTACTAACATAACTAATGCATTTAATTCATCATATAATTCATGTTTACACTTCATTATGTTTATATTTCTCATTAAATCATCACATAATATATCTTCCATTAAAGATATTCTACTTTTTCTCTTAAGTCAATTTTCATATTAGTTTTATTAACTTAAAGAAGATTTGATAAGTAAACAAAAAGAAAATAAAATGTCTGAATCTGAAAGATCTGATCAAAATTTTGATGGGGGGTATCTATATTCTGATATAAAAAGTATAGAATCTATTACGGATGAAAATTTTGATGGAGAAGATTTAAAGTATTTACAATATTTTTTAGGGAAAAATGAAAAATTTGCAACAAAAGAGGATATTTTGAAAGAAAAGGATAATTCTATTCGTGTTGCTGCAGATAATCTAAATATGAGTACATCAACTCTTACTAGACTTTGCAAATCATATCAGATTAAACCATGGTCTCGTAAAAAATCTGTTTCACATAATACTCTTACTTTTTCAAAGAGGGATATCCAAGCACAATTTGACTATCCACAAAACATTGCCGCAAAAAACTTGGGTATTACAATTTCAAATTTGAAAGCTTATCGTAAATATTATAATATTGATAGATGGCCTTATGTATTCAAGAAACAACTTACCAGAAAGCAATTGCAAGACAATTTCAAATATAAACATGATGAAGCTGCAAAAAAATTGCATGTTAGTACTACAACATTACGTGCTAACTGTATTTATCACAATATTAATAAGTGGCCTTTTAGAAACAATTGTAAAACAAAATAATGTATATTTTTAACTTAAAGAACGCATAAACACATGAGTAAATATAAACGTCAGCCATGGTAGATTACTCTGAATATATGTTTGATGATATATCTATATCAACGACAAATTTTAATTCGAATTGTTTGATTAATGATATGTTTGATAAAGAATGTATTGTATATGAAATAATTAAGATGGAAGATATTAATCAATGGAAGACAATTGTATTAAATACTGAAGATTCAAAATGTAAAAAAGAGAATTCAATCAAAGTAAAATTAACAAAATCCAAAATAAAAGAACAATTTAAATATTCACAAATAATTGCGGCAAATAATTTAGATGTTGGTTTATCAACATTAAAAACTTTTTGTAGCAAAAATAATATCAAATGGCCTCATCCTAAAATCAAAAATAAGAGAAATATTGAAGTACATGAGTTGGAAGCATTATTCATATATGAAGAAGCAATTGCTGCAAAAAAGTTAGGAGTAAGTGTATCAACTTTGAAAAATGAATGTCGTCGTAATGGAATTAAAAGATGGCCTCATAGAAAATTTCAATCAATGTTTAAGAAATTGTGTAAATTGAGAGGATTACCATTAGAGAAATTTAAAAATTGGCATTATGAAGAACTTTCTGAAAGATATTTCAACTGTTATAACTTCAATGATGAAGAGAATATTCAAATTGAACCATCTTCATCAAATAAGTCAGATATTGATTTATATTGCTATGAAACATTAAAATAATTTTAATATTTAATTATATGTTTTCCATTCAAAGTCTATTAACAATTGATACTATTTTGAAACGTAAATGTCAATTAAAAATGAGTGATAAAAAATATTTGAAGTTAGTAAAACAAAAAGCGAAAGCAAGTAGAAAAAAAGGATTCAAATATAATACTTCTGATAGGAATCAGAATTTTGAGATACTTACAGCTTTTGGTTGGGATGTTCTTAAAGCTGAAAAAGAAATCAAATTTGCTGAAAAAGTTGATGAAGTATATCATAAAACAGTCAAAGAAGTTGAAAATGAAATGTTTAAACGGATATTAACAATACATCATTTAGATTTACCACCTAATATATTAAGAGAAATTAGCAAAAAATGCAAATGAATTAATACATTTTTAAACGTGTACTTTCAGGGAACAGCATTACATTCATAACATCAACATTTTGTAATATATTATGTTTTATATTTTCAATAAAAATTCGTATAGATTGATAATATAGTTTGCATTTTTTGGTATGTTTATATTTCATTAATTCTTGACTGTTAATATTAGTACTATTTGATACTGAAAATGTGAATAAGTGAGGAAAATATATTGAAATTTTACATACACAATTATTTTTGTGAAACAAGATTTTATGAGTACATTGTATTTCACGAGCTGTTTCGATAGCATGTAATATGCGTTGAATAGTCATATTTAATTCAAAAAATAACATATGCAATGTATTAAATAATGCGAATTCCATATCTTTAGAAGTGCATGCTAAAGTTGCGATTTCATTAATGGTTAAATTACTCAAAATTTTAGAGAATAAATCATTTGGAAGTTCATTCATATATCATTGATATATTTTACTTTTCATTTATTGTATTGTATTTGTCTAGTATTTTTATTATTTGATTTCCAATTTTAATATCCAAATATTTTTTAAGTTTTCCTGGTAATTGTCTAACAACAAATGCAGGTGCATATTCTATTTCGTTTAAAAATAAATTTTTGGGTTTAAAATTACTTTTACTATGATCTAAACAACAACCTATATCAATTCTTGTAACTAACATTGGTATATCTTTAAATAAAGGTTTTATTACTTTTATACATCTTTGTGAAAAACTTTTCATATTTCTAACGTCATTTTGTGACATATAAAATTTTGAATTAGTTGGTGCTTCTCCAATTTCATAATATATATTTCCATATGTTATCCAACCAAATGCGAATTGATTTCCTATATAATACATTTTAATTTCAGGACGTAAACCATTACCAAATTCTGTATGTGCTTCTTGATATAATAATTTTGGAAATTTATGTTTATAAAATACTCTATCTAATTGTCCTATCATTTGTTTTTTTATTTCATGTATACTTACATTTTTTTCATCATTAAACATTTTAAAGCCTGTACTAGATGTACCTAATATTGGTTTACCAATAAATTGCTTCCAATTGTTATTTTGAATTTTTTTATAAATATTAGTAACAAATTTCTTTTTTTCATCACAGTTAGCTCCATTATGTGTTTTTTCACTATACTGATCTTTTGATATACAAAAGAATGGTACAATAGGTATATCTTTATTCTGGAGATATTTATAATATTCACATTTATCAGCAATTAAATTTGCAAATTTAGGTGGTGGATGTACTTTTTTTGGATTTTTATTTATAATATCCAAAAGTTTTATGTATAAATCATCTGAAAGAATTTTTGCAGCTACAGGATCTAAAAAGTTATAAAATAAAAAATCTACTGTTTTAAAAATATTATCATCAATCATTTCTGGTGTTATTTTAACAAAATTATAATTTGTTTTTTGTGTATTTAAATAATAAAATACCGCATCATTTAAACGTGCAAACCATTTATTTTCTGGATAAAATGTTTTTCGTTTTCCAATTTTTGATAAAAAATTTCCCAATTCTGGATCACCTGTAAGAATTCCTATAATCTTCATATATTATATTATATATTTTTTTACTTTATATACTATGCATTATAAAAAAGGTAAAATTATAAAGGTTAATGATAAAATGCAAAGTAATTATTCGTATATATTAACAGCATCATATGGAAAAAAAGGGTTTTCACATCCAGATTTCAAACCTGATTTGACACCAAAACAAATTTTAGAACTTGGTGCATTTGAAGGAAAATACTTGAATGATTGTGATGAAGAATTTCCAAAAGAATGGTACAAATCTGCAAAAAAGAAGGGAAAATTAAGTCCTATGAAAGCAAATCCTGCTATAAATTGTTTTGGTATGAAAAGTAGATTATCTTTGCAAGAATGGAAGAAAAGAAAATGGATTCCAATTAATGAGAAAGATAAAGATGTACGTGGATGGTTTCAATGGTATTGCAGATATTATATTGGTCGCAGAGATAAAAATGTAGATAGAATTCAAATCAACAGATGGAAAAGTTATAAACGTCATCTTGGTCAAATAAGAAAAAATTGTAAACCTGGTGATTTTTCATGCAGACCTAAACAAAGACAAGGATTATTACAATGGGCATATAATCCATTCATATAAGCAAATATATTGTAACTTATAAGTTGATAATTATGCGCATAAATTACATATAAGATATATTTCTATAATTAATATGTACTGCTTGATATATGGGTCAAAAGGTTGGATAGGTACACAATTTACTAATTTATTAGATGAACATAATATTTCCTACTCTTGTGGAAAGTCAAGAATTGATGATTACACAAGTACATTATCTGAAATATTATCTTGTTCTCCTACACATATAATATCATTTACTGGAAGAACACATGGTGAAAATTGTAATACAATAGATTATCTTGAACAAAAAGGAAAACTTGTAGAGAATATTAAAGATAATTTATTTGGTCCTATTATTTTATCAGAAATCGCAAAAGAACGTAACATTCATCTAACTTATTTAGGAACTGGCTGTATCTTTACATATGATGATAATCATTTATTTGAATCAGAAACTTTTGGATTTACTGAATCTGATTTACCAAACTTTTTTGGTTCTTCTTATTCTGTTGTGAAAGGATTCACAGATAGATTTTTTCATTTGCAAAAACATGTACTGAATCTAAGAATTAGAATGCCAATTACTGATAATTACAATCCTAGAAATTTTATCACTAAAATAACACATTACAAACATATATGTTCAATAGCAAATTCGATGACAGTTTTACCTGATTTATTACCATGTGTTATTGAATTAATGAAAAAAAATATAACTGGAACTTTAAATTTAACAAACCCTGGTCTAATCAGTCATAATGAAATTTTAGATATGTATAAAGAAATTGTTGACCCTTCATTTGAATATCAAAATTTTTCGCTTGAAGAACAACATTCAATATTAAGCTCAGAACGTTCAAATAACTATTTAGATACATCCAAACTTTCTTTATATTTTCCTGAAGTTTTACATATTAAAGATTCTGTAAGAAATTGTCTCATAAAATATAAACATCATATTCAATCTAATGGTGATATACTGATAACTGGTGGTTGCGGATTTATAGGTTCTAATTTTATAAATATGTTTTTTCCAAATATGCAATTTGATAATTTAATAAACATTGATGCATTGTATTATGCAGGTAATGAATCTAATATCAATATGAATATTAGAAATAACACACATTATATATTTTTTAATATTAACATTACAGATAACACCAAAGTGAGTGAGATTTTTTCAAAATTCAATATAACTCATATTATTCATTTTGCAGCTCAAAGTCATGTTGATAACTCCTTCTCTAACCCATTGCAATATTCACAAGATAACATAATTGGAACTCATACATTACTTGATATTTGCTACAAACACAAGAAACTCATAAAATTTATTCATATTAGTACAGATGAAGTTTATGGTCAAACATCAATGACAGATTCATTAGATATCAAAACAGAACATTCTATGTTATGTCCAACAAATCCTTATTCAGCAACCAAAGCGGCCGCAGAAATGCTTGTACATTCTTATTACTATTCTTTCAAATTACCTATGATTATTACTAGAGGTAATAATGTTTATGGTCCAAATCAATATCCTGAAAAATTAATACCTAAATTTATCACCCAATTATTAAATGATGAAAAAGTAACTATTCATGGTGATGGATGTGCAATTAGATCATTTATCTATGTCTCAGATGTAGTTAATGCTATTATTTATATTCTTAACAAAGGTAAAATTGGTGAAATTTACAATATTGGAGGTGATAATAATTCTGAATATAGTGTCATAAATATTGCTAAACTTTTAATTGAAAAAATTAAAAAAACTACAAATTTTGAAGAGTGGATGACATATATTAGTGATAGACCCTTTAATGATCAACGTTACAGTATTTCTAATAAAAAATTATTATCATTAGGATGGAAACAACAAGTGTCTTTGTTAGATGGAATATCTAAAATCTTAAAAATCTAAATATTCTACTCCACCATAATGCACAATTAATACAATAGCTTCTGACTCTATCAAAATGCATTATTTGTAATAATATTAGTTCTTTTAATAGAAAATCATCCATGTTAATTAATTACTTATTTAAATTAATATCAAAATTAAAACTCCTATAATAATCAAGACAATTTTGTTTTTATCATTTAAATACTGCTTTGGTTTCTTAGATTTGTTATTGAAAATTTTAATAGCTTTATCTACAGTATTCTTTTGAATTCCAGTTTTTTCATTAACAAGAATACCTTTATACCCATTATTTCTTATTTTTGTTATGTTTTCAGGGCGATCATCAATAAGAATAATTGATGACTTTGCCACATTTGTCATTGAATGTATTGTATCCATATTCTTCAATTTTGAAATTGGATGATCTTCATGAACTAGGCATAAATGATCTTCAAATTTAGCAATATTTGTAGTTAAGTTTGATGGATTATTACAATATTTTTGAGAACGTGCAGTGTTAATGTATATTTTTATACCATTTGTTTTTGCATATGTTATTAATCTTTCAAGCTCGTAATTATTTGCGGTTGTAATAGTTCCATCTATATCTAATACAAGCACCCCTGACATTTATGATATACTCATTTATTTATTTTTTATTCACAATAATTATATAATAATATGTCAACTAATGAGTATGTAGAGGTAATAAAACTTCTAACTCAAGACTCCAAAAACATTTTTAAAAAGTTTATCAATAACCAAGAAAAAATAATAAAAATTCCAAAAAACAGCTATTATAATAAAAAACAAGTTGACTATTGTAATAAAATGAAAAGTAAAAAGATATTAGTAACAAGATCATGTAAAGCCCCTTCAAATTCTCCCAATCCCAATACATCATGTCCAACTTTTTGTGTACTAAAAGACGAATTTGACAAACGATTAAAAGAACTTAAAAAAAGTATTAACAATAATAGATGTAATTTGACAAACAAATATTATAACAACAATATTAGATGTATACAAATGATTATTCAACAATCGTTGGGCTTACCCAGTTCATGGGGAAATTATACAGGTATATTATCATTTAAGGTTAAAAAACAATATTTATATAAACCATTGCAATGTGAAGATAGTAGTGGCTATAATCAAGTCATGGTAAAACCAACACAAGCAAATAACAAATATGTAAATAAATTACATGAAATAACACTAAATTTAATGACCAAAGAAATTAAAAATATTAATATACATAAAATACAACAATTTTTAAATTATCCTTTTAAAGGTAATGGGACAACCCAGCCAGTTTCAAATCATAGTTTAAAAGGTTGTGATTATAACACCAAAAGTTTAAGAGGTTTTAGGGAATATGTAATACCAGGTGGTATAGAAATGAAAGAGCCTGTTGTATACGATTCTTTTATAAAGTACCCAATTTTAGCCCGTAATACACAAAAAATATTTTCGCAAAGACATACAATATGATGAAAATAAAGATAAACTATTTATTTAATATCAATTAAAGGGGGAAAATCAAGTTTATAAAAGAATGTCCATTTCTATTCATTTAGTAAATGGTTGTTATGATATCATTTGTGCCTTTTGTATTTTGAATATTATACAAATTCCTTATTTTAAGGACTTTCATTTAAAAATGTTTAAATCTGACTTAAATGATATAACAAAACGATTATTGGCTTATTGGATTATAACTTATGGTTTTATCAGACTAGTTGCATTTTCAAAAATATCATATATCATAGAAGCATTGGCAATTGCTAATGAAACTTTTATATATAAAACGATCCATGTTAAATCAGGAATTTTTGTGATATTTTTCAGTCTTTTGTTATTGAAACATTGATGTTATTTCTTTGATTAATGGTCGTTTATACTTTAATTCTCGCAAAGCCATCACATTTTTGTATCTATTTTCACTTTTATTCAGTTCAATATCTGAAATGATTACATCATTTTCTGTTAATATTTTTGATAATTCAATATTAATATTAGAACATTTTCCATATAACTTTTGACAAATAATATCACATATGAAATTTATGTTTTCAGTTCTAACTTCACCATTATTATCTAAATATTTTGCATGTGTTTTTGTGGTCATTTGAACCAAGTGACTGCCTTCATTATGTGGTCCTCTTAATGCTTTATCAAAGATTTCTAATAAAGTTACAGGAACACTATTTTTTGTCCACGATGGTTCAACTTCTAATATTGATGTTATTTCTTTTTCATTCATATCTTGTATATTTGCATCTAAAGTTTCGTCAAATTTCTTTGTTAATACTACTTGCTTTACTCCTGAATTAGATGTTTTAGACATATTAGGTGCTTGAATTGAAAGTTTTAAATTTTCATCAGTTTTAGAATTATGATTATTTAATAATTGAATCATTTGTTCTAACATTGTTATTTTCATTTTCAATTGAGCATTTTCCACTTTCAACTCTATATTTTCTGTTTTTATTGTTTCAAGTTCAGTTTTTATTGTTTCATCTACCATTAATACCTTTAGCAACATTTCATTTTTCTAAATCCTTTTATCTTTTCTTATTTTCTTTTTATATTATATATATGTCACAGTGCAATTCAAATGCTTTAGCAGAGCTACTCAAAAAACATAATATTAAAGCAAATGGTTATGGATTGAATAGAAAAATATCATTAGGACAAAGAATAACACGTAAGGAATATATAGAGGAATACGAAAGAGCAAAAAGTTTTATTGATAATAAATTAAAAAACAAATCAGGAAATAATAATAGACAAAAAATATTGAATCAGTACACAAAAAAACCACCGTGTATAAGAAAACTAAGGAATAACCAAAAAAGTACTGCAAAAATGTTACATAATATGAGGAAAGAAAATCTCCAAAACCCCCTACACTGCCCTAAACCTTTAACAATTCACCAACATAGTTTAGCGAATTTAGTTGTGCCAGAATTTCAGCAAGCAAACTGGCTTGTAAACTGGAAGAAAATGGGCTATATTACAGCAAAAAATAGAAAACAACAACAACAAGCAGAACCTCGTATAAAACAAGAAAAACGCAAGAGAAGTAATAATAATATTCTTGAGAAATTAAGTGCTGTTACCTTATCACCATCTAAAAGACAACGTAAGCCCCTACGAGTAGCCAAAAGAAAAGAGAGAGAAAATGCAGTAAATAAATTAGCAAATTTCTTATTAAAAAGGTTATAATTTGAATAATTTTTCATAAACAACTTTGCCTGCACCTTTACCATTTAAACTTTGAGTTTTAGATTTTTTAGCTACACATTTGAAATCTTTTGGTGCATTATATTCACTTATAAACACATGATTATTTATTGACCACTTTCTCATAATATCCCAAAATTCATGATGATTAAAATGTGGACTATAGCCAGTTGTTTTTGCATATGGTGGGTCACAATATATCAAACACCCTTTTGGATTCAATTTTTTATAATCATTATGAGTAATTTTAGTTTGCATAAAGACATCATTTTGTCTCAACTGATTATAGTAATTTTTTCGTTCTAAAGGATAATTTTCGCGTCTTTCACAAGATGATATGGTTGTATATCCTCCCCATTCTTTGCCATTGTATGAATAACAAAATGCTGCAATCGCTCTTTTGAAAGAATTATCCGCAAGTTTTTTTTTAAGTTTATAGTAATCTTCACGAGAAATATTTGGGTATTTCTTTTTTTTATCTTGAATGCCTTGTAATAAAGATACAACCAATGGGTTTCCATCAGATGCTGTATATGATTTTTTGTTTTTAACTCTTCTCAATATATGTCCATATCCTACAAATGGTTCCAAATAAGGCAAGTTATCATATTTTTTGTTATTTAGAATTTCAATAATGTGTTCTGAACCTTTTGCTTTACCACCTACATATGCCATAAATAATATACATGTTTTAATATTATATTTAATACTTCATAAATTGTAATATATCTATCAAGTAGTAAATATTCTATATAAATATTTCTAATTTTTTTGGTTTTTCATTTTCTGTGTTATAATACAATGTCTGTTTACGATAAGTTTTGCCTTCTATCTTATCATTATTGATTGCAGTATTAACATACTGTCTTATTACATCTTCATGTAGTATGATTGTCTTATTATATTTTTCTTGTAATTTTATTCTTAATGTTGATTCATCGAAAAGGTTAACATTAAATTGCCAGATTCCTTTTCCTCTTTTTAGACCTTGAGTACCTGTAATCCATTCTCTTTCATTGTGGGCAATACTCAGTTCTATGTTGAAAAATAGAGGGAATTTGCGATATTCATTAAACTTGCGAGTAACCCAATATTGTCTACTGGATGGACTGAATTCTTGCATAATAGTTTGGATACGTTTTTCCCAATTAACTATATTTGTTGTTTCATTGCCACTATAGAAATTGAGGTATTTATTGTCACATATTTCATATATAGCATTGTATAACTCCTTATATGTAAATGGAATTCCATATACTGAATCTTTGGAAATTACATCTTTTTTATCATTAGCTATTTTAAATCCAGCAAGTATAAATAAAAACAGTCTTATAATGCTATTATATTGGCTCTGTTTCATATTTTTTGTGATTATATATTTTTTTGTCATATCTTTGAATCGTTCATAAGCATTATAGTTGATGTTGTCTGATATATCTTTGATAGAATCAAAGAACATTTGAGATAGTTTTTCTACTTCATTTTCAGGAATTTGTTTTATAAAACTTGATATGAACATAGTTATAATCTTGATGTCTATACCATATAACTGTTTAGCAATATTGTCCAACTTTTTGTTGTTTCCATCTAAAATTGATGTAGACATTGTTGTTCACTGTTTTCATATTATACATATGACATTAGTTGTTCTTTAAGTTATTAAAAAGTTTTTTTAGCAATAATTATCCAATTATTGTATTCATTATAAAATTCAATAATTTTGAATGATGTGTAAGAAAAGAGTGAAATGAGTTCATTTTTCTGAAATAAATGATAGTATCTATTAGCCAATATTTGACCTTGCTTATTTTTGAAAGGGATGAAACAATCTTGTGTTGATGAATATTTATTATTTTCAAATGCCCAATTTGTTAACAATAAATAACCACCAGGTTGCAAACAATCAATCATATTGTTAAGTATATTTACACGTAATTGTGGGGTTTTCAAGTGATGAAGAACTGCTACACATATTATATGATCAAAACAAGATTTTCTATATGGCAAATTTTGCAACTGACATTGTGTTAATCCTGTTGAATATTTTTCATTTACAATTTTCAAAAATTCTTCAGAAATATCGCAACATTCAAATAAATGTTTAGTATTTATGTTTTTCCCATTTCCACAACCTGCATCCAAAATGTATGAGTTTTTTGCAACATATTTTTGAAAGAAATAATCAACACACGGCCAAGTTTTATACCTAGTAGCACTGAAATGAATAGCTATAGCATTATATACTTTGCGTAAATCCATTATTCTTACTTTTCATTATCTTTATGTGAATTTAATATATTAAAATTTTATGTCACTTAAACATATAATTAATAAATTGATAACAAAATGTCATCGTTAATAAGAACATTTGCGCGACCAGCAAGAAGTGTAAACCATGGTGTAGGAGCAAGAGCAATACAAAGAATTCCAAAAGGTGCTGTCATAGCACCACCAATTGATCTTGATGGTAAATGGTATGATATTGAAAAACTTCATGAACTGGGTATTATTGAACCAGGACCAATAGAAATGATGTTTGATTTTGTTTGTCCTGGACCAGATGGTGATCAAATGACAGGACATAATATTTTTGTTCCTGATAAACCTCTAACAACATTTCCATTGCAAATGTTTATAAATCATTCATTAGATCCAAATGTTTTTATCAGTGCTAATAATAAAGTTACAGCAATTAGAGATATCAATGTAGGTGAAGAACTTACAGAAAATTATAACAACTTATGTGGTCCAAATTTTATAAAGCAAATGTAACTATATTTGCTGAATATCAGTAATCAAATCCAGATTTATATTAAAAGCATTATTGCATGAATTCCACAGTATTCCATTTCGATATCGCTCCACATGTTCTACATGAACATATATTTCATCATCATATATAAAAACATTATAAAAAACCCCAATATACATAATATCCCTATAGCATGTTACCATTATTAAATCATATTTTGCAATAATTTCAGAAAACAATGAGAATGCCTTATATGGTCGTTTGTATGCTCTGCAACACGGACATGTTCCTTTCCATTGTTTAATACATTCATCATGAAAAATATGATTACAATTGAAATATAAAGGTGTTTGTACAACATCATCTATTTTTCCCCAGCATATAGGACACTCCTCACTATTCATATTATATGTTCACATTTCTCTTCCACATTTTCACTATATTCTTTAAGTATCATATAATTCATTGACACTGTATTGAAGATAAATATGATATAGAACGTTACTTAATATTATCACGTTTCAGTATATTGAAGAAATAAAAAGTTAATATATGCAACAACAAATGCATCAAGCTAAAACCATAAATCAAAGGCGTTATGTTAAAGCATTAAAAAATGGAAAGAAACCAATAGTAATTGCTGTGGGACCTGCTGGTTCTGGGAAAACATTTTTAGCTTGTCAACAAGGAGCAGAACATTTAATAACTGAAAATGTAAGTAATATTGTGGTAACAAGACCAACAAAATCAGTAGATGAAGAACATGGATATCTACCAGGTAATATAGATAAAAAACTTGCTCCGTGGATACAACCTATTTATGATTCTTTAAGTAAATGCAATTACTCTAAAAACAAATTGAAGAATAAAATTGAGATAGCTCCATTAGCATATATGAGAGGACGAACATTTGATAATAGTTGGATTATTGCAGATGAGATGCAAAATGCAACTATTAATCAAACAAAGATGTTGCTTACACGAATTGGCTCGAATTCTAAGCTAGTTATAACTGGTGATATTGAGCAAACTGATATAGAAAATAGTGGTCTATTAGATTTTATTATAAAATTGCAAAATTTTGACAGTGAGTATATTGAATACATTGAACTTGATTCAGATGATATTATTCGTCATAATGCTGTAAAAGAAGTACTTTCAATATATGAAAAACTTTAATCTAGTAATTATTATATAAAATAATATATGAGTAGTAAAAGTAAAAGTAATGGTAATAAAACTAATAGTAATACCAATAATAGTAATACCAACATTAGTAGTAGTAGTAGTAGTAGTAGTATTTTAAGTGTAGTTGGTGATGGTGAATGTTTATTTAATGCAGTTGCATATGGAATAATTTATTTATCAACAGGCAAACTAGTTAGTGAAAAAAAATATAAACCTCTTGCCAAAGTATTAAGGTGTAAAACAGTAAACTTGTTACGTCTACAAATTAAGAATTTGAATATGAATACAATACAGATATTATCTGCAGAATACAACAACTCACAAAAAGATTTTAATGAAGCTAAAATGATAAAGAGAGCATTAAAATATACTGATAAAATGAGTAAAAGTTGCACTTGGGGTGGACATATTGAATTACAAGTTCTTGGGACAATTGTGCAAAAATATGGTTATCGTGGAATTCAAGTCCATGATGCAATTACTAAAAACCTTTTGATGGCTAGTTCAATTATTAAAAACAATAATCCAATAATACATGTTGTGTTATATGGTGTTAATAATGCAGAATTTGGAACACATTATGATTTTTGGAATAAACAATCAAAATCCAAAAAATTTGCATCAGCAAAACTAAAAAAATGTCGTTGAAACAAAAGTATTAAAGGTTAATGAATACAAATATATAATGAATAATGAATTAACATCATTAGAAATATTTACATTCATTTACGGAATATTTTTCATATTAACAAATATTTTCATTTTATTAATGCGCTTTCATATTGTGTAATTACATGTTTTTATGACTTAAAGAACAGCATTATACTCGAGTAGGAACCATAGGTACTCGTGGATATGGGTATTCTTCATGAGATTGATGCTAAAATTCAGAGATGCACTGATGAAATTGATAACTTGCGAAAATTCAAAGAACAGCTATGTTTGAAACAGGTTACAACTCATAATTTGTATTATGATTTGCCATCTGATTGCATGTGTATAGTGGATTTTTATGTGCACAAATTAAATTTTCAAGATTGCTTGGATGCGATTAAATCGTCAAAGCTTTATGGATATCACATTAATCTAGCTACTCGTTTGCCATCATATTTAAGATCTCCACGTTGCTTTGCATATAATCTGTGTTATCGTGATGATTGTTACATGAAAGTTGAATATGAATCAAAAAATTCATATTGGCAAAATGTATATCGCACAAATACATATATTCAAAGTATAAGGCATCATACCAATCTTAATATTTTGCGGTATATTCGTTTTCGTAAAGGTTTGACATCAAGAGATCAAATTAACGCAAGTCATTTGAGGTTAATTGCTAATGGCATCACAAATTTTAATTGGATTCTTCTGAATATTGAAAAACACCATGAGCTGCGACTATCGCGTAATATCGATGGTAATACTCAAACGACTATTCCGATTGCCTGGTTATGTCAATGGAATATCAAAACGATAAAGGAATATTGCAAGAGAGAAAATATATCGGGTTATTCAAAGATTAATAAATCAAATCGGCAAATATCAGTGAGATTATTTTATGGACGTGATATGAATACACCTATAGGAAGTACTGCGAGTATTGATAATAAATAATGTTTAAAAAAATCATTATTTTCGATTAGATGAAATTATGTATAAAAATGAGTTTCCCTGTATTGGGGTTGGGATATGGGCTTGATTACCTCCACGTGGTATATCCTGGATTAGAACTGAATGTCAAGCATTTACACCCTTAAACTTTTAAAGCGCTGGTTTTATCAACTATTAAAATTGGAAATTCTCATTACGATTAGGATTATTACTATAATTATCATCTAAAGGTAATAATGTAATCTTATTTTTTTCAAGAGTTAATCCTTTGATTTTTTTCAAGTTATTAAAATTTGGATGAATAGATTTAATTTCGATTGATTCATGAAATAGAATATATTTATGTCCTGATGTCTCATTGTAGCCTACTTTATAGAAATAATGTGAATTATGATCAGCTCTATTTTTATCCTTCTTGTTCCCATGTATATTATAATCAGCATCATTATAATCAACCTCTTCAAAATCGTCTTTGCTAAAATAAAGTTTTTTATTAGTTAGTTCTGCAAAGCCTTGATGACTTCCATTAAACTTACCTTTAGTGTTAAGTACTACCATGAAATGATAATCGTTAGAATCTGGGTCTTGACTATAAAATTCAGGTAATTCAGGTAGTTTTTCAAAATGTACTAATAGATACATAAAAATTATTCCAAATATAAAATACATAATATTTTTGCGAGTTGGAGGAGTTGGAAGAGTTATAAATTTTATTGGGTTAATCATTATATTATATTAATAAATTAATTATATGTTATGTAAAAAATTATAACTAATAACATCTATTTTTTTTGAATTATACATAACTTATTATTATATATATTAATATTCAAAATATTATCTTGTATGTATTTTAAATCTTCTCCTTTAATAAATAACGAATTTTCATCTGTTAATTTCATTATATTTTTGAGAAAATTTAATGTAGTAAATTTACCATATTTACTTATATTTTTTGGATTAATTGATGTATGTAAATCTTCTATTATATAATATCCCTGTGATGTTATTTTTTTAAACAAATATTTTAATGATGATTGTTGTTGTTCCATTTCATGACCACCATCATCTATTAAAATATCTAAATTAAAATTAATATTGTTATTTAGAAAATTTTCATCTTCTTGGTTTCCTATAAATATAATAATATCTTTAAGATGGTCATATGTTTTAATGTTTTTTTTAAAAACTGGATCAGAATAATTATCAATTCCATAAATTTTTGAATTTTTAAAATACTCTTTCCATAGTAAGTGACTATAGCCTTCTCTTACACCGATTTCCAATATATTCATAGATAAATCTTTTATTGGTTCAAATATTTTTTCATAATATTTAATATATTTATGTTGCACTTTATCTGTGCCATATTTTTTTCCTAATGATAATAACATATATGTGTATTATATATTTATAATTTGATTTTTCCTCATTTTTTTAATATATATTGTTAAATTCAGTATCTGCTAATGAACTAATCAATCTTCTTAGTATATTTGCAAAATCATCCCATATAAGAAAAGTTCCATCTTCGCAACATATTTTCAGATTTGTATTACAATGTTTTACATATTTATTAACATCATATGCAATATATAAGGTAAATATAAGTATTGAAATTCCCATGAGTATATTAAACATAATATTAAATGTATTTATTGGGATATTAGTTGTTAACATCATTATTAATAGAATAATTTGCCCAAGAAACATTAAGAGTAATCCAGTATAAAGAGGACCTCCCCATGATGTTAAGTTTTTAGTTTTTAACCCTACAAAAGACATTGTAAAAAGTATAGTGAGTGCAGTTGCTGTTAATATTGGAATCATATGTTTATTTTCTGCAATTGCAGAAATATACATTATCAACATATTTAGTCCCAGAAAGGTCAATGCAAAGATGACAAGTTTTTTGTTTCTACTTATTGACAATATACCAAAGAACTGTAATAAAATTAGCAAACAAGCTATACAAAGCATAGAACTATAAGCTATTGTAAAATCAGTTGAACTTGCAACTGTTTTTACATCATTAATATAAGCAGTACATATGGCAAGTATGCATGTGATTGCAACCATAATTGATAAATTTCTAAAAATACATTTTTTCAATTGTATTTGATTACTAACTTTCATTAAAGTAAGAAAAGAAAAGTTTTGCGTTTTCAACTTGTATGAATATTAATAAGAATTATATGTTATCAGACAAAAAAATAATGATGTTACATTGGACTGGAAGATTTGGTAATCGGATGTTTCAATATGCATTTGGATGTCAATATGCAAAAACATATAATGTAAAGTTTTACATACCATCTGAATGGGAAGGTCACAAATTATTTAAACCAAATAAATATGTTGAAATAATTCCTGATGATGAATTAAGATTATATTTGAATCAAACTAAAAAAGAAATGGATAATGTTGATTTCAGGAAATATGCATTAAATAAATACAAAGAGAGAACTGGTGATACTGTTACATTTATTATTACAAATCAAAAGAATGATATGGGTAAAACTAATATTGCATTTGATGATTTATCATGTATGTATTTTCCTCATATATTTGAGATGTTAGATATTGAATTTCTAAAAACCGAAGTATTTGTATTTAAAGATGAAATAACAGAATTGCCATTATACAAAGAAATCAAAAATGCACAAAATAAATATGATGTTGTACATTGGAGAAGGGGAGATATAGCAAGTCCTGCATATAATGGGGCACATTCTTTAGTTAGTAAACGTTCAATAGATGAAGCAGTTATGAGATACCAGGAGGAGTTAAATTTACCAATTGTATATGTAAGTGATGATGCAAAATACAAAACAAAAAAAATAGAATGTATTGATCTTCAAAAATGGTATGCAAAATCAACAGGGCATGCATGGACTTATCCTACTGGTGAACATGCAAAACCTGAAATAGTTTTTGATTGGCTTCCAGAGTTTTTAGTAATAATGCATGCTCGTGTTATTTTTAGAGGGAATTCCGCATTTTCATGGTGGGCCTCATTCTTTGCTCAGATTACATATAATAATGAATTAATTTATGCACCAATCGTTAGAACAAAACCAAACGAAAGAAAAGAGAAATTCTGGGAAATGGATAGTGCTTTCATTAAAGGTAATTATCCACATTTTATGGGTTCAAAAGAAGAAGGATTTTATGACATTCATCTAAAATGGTAATTTATAATACAAGTTAATTTATGTATCCATGTAGAATATGTAAAAATATGTGTAGTGCATCTGTGCATAGTATCATACATGATAATGAATTAATAAATATAAATATGTGTAAGAAATGCACTAAAAATTTATCAAGAGTGAAATATAGTAATTGTGGATATTGCAATAATAAATTATATTTAAAAGATTGCTGTATAGGGTACCGTGAATTTAAAATATGTCCATCATGTTCAATATGGTTTAGAGGATTATTGTTTTGCGCAAAACAAGAGTAAATTTATTAGAAAGTAAGTATATGTTTGTTACATTTGGAATACTTACAACAAACAAAACAGAATCTGTTAATGAAATTATAGATTCAATAGAATCAAATGAAATACCATTAGATAAATATGAGGTTATTGTAGTTGGTGATGTTAATATAGAAAGACAAAATACAATAGTTATTCATGATGATAATTGTGAATTTAAAAATTGGATAACAAAAAAGAAAAATTTAGTGATTGAAAATTCAAAGGCACTTGACAATGATTTAGTAATTATTGCAAAAGATTATATCAAGTATGATTCAGAATGGTACAAAGGACTACCTATAAAATTTGATATAATAATGAATCAAATAAGAAATACACAAGGAAAAAGGTATCTTGATTGGATATGGGATAATCCAATTACAGGTAATGGGCGCAATATAAATTATTCCATTACAAATCATCCTAAAATGTTTGTTCCAGGTTGTTTCACAGCAGCAAAAAAAAAAGTATTCAATAAATATAAATTCAAAGAAAGAATAATTGGCTTAGGAAAGCAATCAGACATTGAATGGTCATTAAGAGCATTAAAAGAATTTAATTATGTGTTCAACAACAATTCTAAATGTATTGCTTTTGGAAAGGGGTCAAATAGATATCCAAAATTTCGCAGAATATGCATTTGTGAATTTTGCAAAAATAAAAATGAGATTATTGAAAAGTTATAGGAACTTTTTCCATTGTTTCTATATTAACATAAACATAACTATCTCTAATGATTTTGCTTACATCTCCAATAGTTGATAATTTTGTCATTCTTGATTCCCAATATGGAGGTAAGTAAATTATGGAAGCATCACTGCAAAATGCAGCCCACCATGAGAATGTACTATTAGAACTAATTATTTTATCAAACTTTCTAATAAAATTAAAATCATCATATTCATTTTGAGAAATAATTTCATGATTAAATTTTGAAAAATGTTCAAGGTATATTTTTTTGTGAGGTTCTTGTTTATGTTTAATACGGCCTGATTTTGTAGCCATAACAATATATAATTTATCAAATGTTTCATTTTCTAATATATTAATATACCAAGATGGATGTATAATATGACTATTATATCCTTTATGATTAAACCCATCTAATCGTAAATGAATGACTATATCAGTTTTATTAGGAACAACAGATGGCAAATCCAAAATCTCATTTTTAATTTTGTTACGAAATGGATTGAAAATATTACAGTTTTGATAATAAGTCCGTTTCATAACAATATTCATATTTTTATTACTGTTGTGTAAAGGATTATTTGTATGTATAACCTTATCATATACAAAATCATATTGTTTTGGAATTTTGAATTTTACCAATTGATTTGTGAAATGCTTTACATTTAAATTATGAATGCAAGCAGTGATACATGCTAAAATTGTTGGGAACAATTGGTTACCATTTTGACCAATATTTTGAACACAAACTACACTCATTATATATATCAAATATAGGTTTTAGAAATTTATTTCAAACAAATTTTCAAGTTGAACATCAATAGATATAATAAGTTCAATAAGTATAGTTAAACATAAAAGTATATTAGTTTCATGATTTTTTCGCAATTTGTATAATGAATGACCTAATTTGTTATCGCGAAACTCCATAGATTTTTCTGTATGTATTTGAATTTCAAAAGGACATAATATGTTATCAACTTGCATATTAATACCTTTGTAAATTGATAAATAATTCCAATAATTTTTTATTTTTGCATTTGGAAACATTTCAAATAACATATTGGAAATAAATATATAATTAGTTGGTTGACATACTATTGTAAATCTTAAAATGTCATATAATTTAGATGATTTACGTTTACTTTTTAATATGGTTGAATTTTTAGATTTAATATCTGAATATATTAAAAAATTATTTGAAATATTTTTCTTAATTCTATAATGTACTATTGGTTTTAATAATCTTGCCCTAAATAATTTTACATGGAACATAATTTATACAAATAAAAAATCACTTAAAGACGATTTCAATTATAGTAATAAGAAAAATGGCAGCACAACTTATACTCGCAAAAAATATTGACATTTCCAAAATCAGCTATGACTCCGTGAGGAAGAATGCTGTTGGAGGAAACATCGTCTACATAAAATATGACAACATTCCCAAACTGAGTATTCAAACTTGTGAACTCTCTGCACCATTTGGGTTGAGCACTTTTACTGATGATAAAAGTGGTAATGTCAAATACAGCTTGGATATCAGTTTCCGTGGAATGGATGATAATCCTGAGATTAAAGAATTTTATGACAAAATGTGTTCAATGGATGAAATGCTGATTTCTCAAGGTATTGCAAACTCTAAAGAATGGTTTGGTAAAAAACTATCCAAAGAAGTTGTTGAAAACTTTTATCGTCCTCTTATCAAACCATCAAAAGAACCAGAAAAATATGCACCTACAATGAAACTGAAGATTCGTCAGAATCGTCTGGGTGCAATTGATTGTCCATGTTATTATACAAACAAAGAAAGAGTTGATTTTAAAGAAGCATTGGTACCAGGTGTGCAAATTGCTGCAATCCTTGAATGTAATTCTATTTGGTTTGTCAACAAAAATATGTTTGGAATCAGTTGGAATATTGTGCAGCTGAAAGTTCAAAAGTCTAATAAGATTGCAGGATTCAGTTTTATTGAAGATGAAACCGAAGAGGAAGAGTATGAAGAAGAATATGAAGAGGCATAAAGTTTTATTAAATACTTTATAAACAATGACATCAGAAAATAAAAATATCAAAAATATACAAATTTCAAATGATTACCAACCAAATATACAATCAATTTCTGATGAAGATAAAATTACAAAAAAAATTATAAAATCTATTTATGAACGATTTATGAATGAGACAAACTCAAATCACATGCATAATTCATTCGAATCATTATCCAACTACCGATATGTACCAAACAAATATATTTTACCTGCAGGCAGATATGTTAGATACATTGACACAAGCAACCACCAAGATATGCCTCTTAAGTTAGGGGGATTCGTATTAAACGATAACAAATATAGCATCGTATTTAAATCAGCTGGTGGTTGTGGTCGTATAGTCAGATTAAACAAGAGACATTGTGTATTATTTATTTACATAACTGATGCAGAACATATAAGAAGTAATTTGCAAAATTAATTAACCCTATATATAATGTATGATAAATAGAATATGTGATTTAATGATTAGGTCTATATCACTTTACAATATTCTTCATATTCAGGGTGTGTTTGACAAAAACCAACTAATGCAACATTTAAATTAGTTACTTTGTCATTGATTTCATGTAGTAAATTCATATTTTCATTTTCTTCTAACATAATTTTGTCATGTTGTACTTTCATAACTTCATATAAACTATGCATATCACTAACACTATGATATGTACTTGCAAGTAATCCAAACATTATCATTACAATACTCACAGGAAATGCTAAATATACATATTTTTTCACTTTATCTTTCCATGTTTTGTTATTATAGTCAAGTGAATCATATACTAGTGGGTCATCCATATTATAAATAATAACAAATGTGTAATCTTTAAATTTTTTTATTTATTTTATTTGGAGATATTTGTTAAGAATTAATAATGAACACATCACATAAAAATTATATACGCATTAGCTCACCTAAGATTACATCACAGCAAAATTTGATTAATGCTGGATTTAATCCTAAAATTGTCAGAATTCTTTATTCTAAAATGAAACAATCAAGACGACCTATGACACATTATTCTAAAACTACTGGCTTACTTTTAAAACGTTACAAATAATTATAATTAATCTATTATGGATAATATTCATAATGATATTCTAACTCTGATATCATTATACTTAAACCCACAAGATATAATAAATTTATGTGCATCTTCAAAACATTTGTATTCATTTCAATGTTTACTTCTTAAAAATAGAGAAGAGGAATTACAATCAAAAATAAGTCTATCATTATGGTGCCGTGTATGTAATTCAAAAATTTCAAAAGGGTTGCATCATATTCTTGTTGTCTGTGATTGTCGTGGATATACATATCCATATTATCATACTCATTGTATTCAGCATAATTTCTTTAATAAAATAGTCTCTGTATCTTATTGTCCATTATGTTTGAAATTTCGTACAATCGTAAAATGTACTTATTATCCATGAAATAAATATGTTATTTGTTAACATCTTTATTATCTTTATATTTTTGTCCAATCATTACCCACATAGTTAAAAGAGAATATATAGGATAATTTTGTATTAAATGTGAACGAAATGGATGCATATAATAAATATATTCTATATCTTTTTTTTAGTTCAATTCATTTATGGTTCTATGTCATTATTATGAAACATCCAAATAACTATTTATCCATACTTTACCTAGTAGTAATGAATTTCTAGGATTCAAATAATTTGCATTAGTTAATGTCTCTCCATGAGAGTTCAGACGTGTATTCTTTACAGCAAAATTACCAAAAACTTCTATCCAACCACCTAGATTTGTACCTGCTATTTGATTGCTAACTTTAAACTTATGGCTCGGAATATTTATACTCCTAGCTTTTCTCTCTCCATTTATAAATATTGCCATTTCTCGTTGTGATGCTGATGCAGTAACTTCAACAATTATTACACCACTATAATTGCTTATATCAGCAGATCTTTCCAACTTACTATTTGCTCCTCTTAAATTAGTCGTTCCATCTGATATTTGCCAATACAGCCTACTTCCATTATTAATGTATAATGCACACCCATTTCCTCCAGCTCCAATTTCAAATATTAATCCAGTTGGAGATGGAGACATGTTAAGATCAATATCACATCTCACAACGATAGATGTTAGACCACTATTACTACCAGGATGTATACCCGTGGGTATTTGTAGGCTACTTCCTGAATCTCGTGTATATGTATAGTCAGCATCACCAATTACATCTGACTGCTGAATTGTTATAGGTATTATTGTTTGAGTTATTGTTACTGATGGTGTTGGTTCTGTAATTGTTGCTGTCAATGTATCACTGATTGTTGGTGTTGGTATTGTCGGTGTAGGTTCTGTCAGTGTTGCTGTAAATGTATCACTGATTGTCGGTGTTGGTATTGTCGGTGTTGGTATTGGATATATAATTGCTTTATTTATTGTAAAGTTGATTAATCTGTTTTCCATATTTTCTACTGTAGCAATTTTAGTTATTATAAAAGTAATATCATCATCTACCATTGTTGTTGTAATTAAAGTATGTATTGTTGTTGGTCTAGTTATTGTTACACTAATTGTTGGTGTTGGTGCAAATTCTATTGTAGGTGTTAATGTTGATGTAAATGTTTCTGTTATAGTCATTGTATCACTGATTGTTGGAGTTGGTATTGTCGGTGTTGGTTCTGTAAGTGTTGCTGTTAATGTATCACTGATTGTCGGTGTTGGTATTGTGGGTGTTGGTTCTGTCAGTGTTGCTGTCAATGTATCACTGATTGTTGGTGTTGGTATTGTCGGTGTAGGTTCTGTCAGTGTTGCTGTCAATGTATCACTTATTGTCGGTGTTGGTATTGTCGGTGTTGGTTCTGTCAGTGTTGCTGTCAATGTATCACTTATTGTCGGTGTTGGTATTGTCGGTGTAGGTTCTGTCAGTGTTGCTGTCAATGTATCACTAATTGTCGGTGTTGGTATTGTCGGTGTTGGTTCTGTGAGTGTTGCTGTCAATGTATCACTAATTGTAGGTGTTGGTATTGTCGGTGTTGGTTCTGTGAGTGTTGCTGTCAATGTATCACTGATTGTTGGTGTTGGTATTGTCGGTGTTGGTTCTGTGAGTGTTGCTGTCAATGTATCACTTATTGTCGGTGTTGGTATTGTCGGTGTAGGTTCTGTCAGTGTTGCTGTCAATGTATCACTGATTGTTGGTGTTGGTATTGTCGGTGTTGGTTCAGTTATTGTACTACTTATTGTTGGAGTTGGTTCAGTTACTGTTAGAGTAAACGTTGGTGTTGGTTCAGTTATTGTAGTACTTATTGTCGGTGTTGGTTCAGTTATTGTATTAGTCATTGTGAGTGTTGGTTCAGTTACTGTTAAAGTAAACGTTGGTGTTGGTTCAGTTATTGTAGCACTTATTGTGGGTGTTGGTTCAGTTACTGTAGCACTTACTGTCGGTGTTGGTATTGTCGGTGTAGGTTCTGTCAATGTTGCTGTGAATGTATCACTGATTGTCGGTGTTGGCATTGTTGCTGTTATAGTGAATGTATCACTGATTGTCGGTGTTAGTATTGTAGGTGTTGGTATTGTTGGTGTTGGTATTGTGGGTGTTGGTTCTGTTATTGTATTACTCATTGTTGGTGTTGCAAAAATAACTGATTTAATTATTATAAACTCAATTATACCATTAGAGTCCATTACTTTTGTTGTATATCTAAGACTTGCACTTATTGTAATACTCATTGTAGGTGTTGGTTCAGTTACTGTTGGAGTAAAAGTGAGAGTTGCTTGTGTTATTGTGGTACTAATTGTAGGAGTTGGTATTGTTGGTGTTGGTTCTGTTATTGTACTACTTATTGTGGGAGTTGGTTCAGTTATTGTATCACTGATTGTTGGTGTTGGTTCAGTTATTGTATTACTCATTGTAGGAGTTGGTTCTGTTATTGTATTACTTATTGTAGGTGTTGGCTCAGTTATTGTATCACTGATTGTGGGAGTTGGTTCTGTTATGGTATTACTTATTGTAGGGGTAGCTTCAGTAATTGTAGGTGTAGGTTCTGTTATTGTATGTGTATAAGTATTACTTATTGTTGCTGTGAATGTATCACTGATTGTCGGTGTTGGTATTGTGGGCGTTGGTTCAGTCAGTGTTGCTGTGAATGTATCACTGATTGTCGGTGTTGGTATTGTCGGTGTAGGTATTGTCGGTGTTGGTTCTGTTATTGTACTACTTATTGTGGGAGTTGGTTCTGTTATTGTACTACTTATTGTGGGTGTTGGTTCACTAATTGTAGTACTGATTGTTGGTGTTGGTTCAGTTATTGTAGTACTTATTGTGGGGGTTGGTTCTGTTATTGTACTACTGATTGTGGGAGTTGGTTCAGTTATTGTAACACTGATTGT